CAGTTTCTTGCGTTCCGCATCGGTCAGGTTCTTTGTGATTACATGGTGCGCGTCCATCGCCGCTTGAACCCCATCTTCCAATTCTTCGTAGAACACACCTAATCGGTCTGTTATTTGAGTTTCGCTCAAGGTGCTATCCACGCCCATACCCATCATAATCCCTTCTGCTGTGTCCATCTCCTTCGCAAAGCCCTGTGCAACACCCGCAAGCAGCCGTTGTGCGCCCCGCTCACTGAAATCATGGCCTTCCTTTCCATACTGTTCGGTCGCTGCATTCAACTTGTCGTGTAGCAACTTCAACTGCGCCCCGGTCAACTCGTCAACATTCACACCCATCTTGGATAGCATAGGTTTGGTGCTTTTCTCGTAATACTCCGCGTATTGCCCGGCGTTCTTCTTCTGCTGTTCCAACAACTCCGCTGCCGATGCGTTCTGCACCTTTGCAGCCGCCTTTGCAGCCTCCTTTGCGGCCTTCGCAGCCAACTCTTCTGAAGTCGGCGTTACAGACGCAATCGCTCCGTCAATCTTCGCAGTCATGCCGTCAATGCCTTTGACGATGCCTCCGCCAACGCTGTCGGGCAGCATACTTGCCAACCACCTAATCTCGCCAAGCCTCATCTTTAGAAACTCACCGAACAGCGTAGCGACACTCAATAGTGCCTTCTTTAGAACACCAAAAATAACTGAACCCAAAGTTCCACCAATAACTACTACCGCAGCAATTATTCCATCAACGAGGGCCAAACCAATGCCGCCAATGATTTCCAAGATGAAACCAAGCCCGGACCCAATAGCCTTCACCATGCCCCAAAGACCATTCAGAATGTCTGAAGCAAGAGCACCCCAATCTATTGACTCCGATGCCGTAGAGAAGTTTTCACTACTGAAGATACCCCCGACGAAGTTCAATGCTGCTTCCGTCAAGTCTAGGTTCTCCATAGCCTCAACAAAGGTTGCACCTAGATTTAGCAGCCATTCCATGCTGTCGCTCACCTTTTGGCTAAACCCTTCGCCGTCCAACCATTCGAGATTGAAGAAAGACATTGTTGATGCCAACGCATCTCCAACCGAAGCACCAATCCCGTTGGCCTGATCGTACAACTCGTTGCCAAACCCTTCGGTTGACATAACCAAGTCGTCCATCCAAGAAGTAGCAGCCTTCTTTGTTTCGGGAGAAGCGTAGGCCGCTCCAACCCCGGCTACTACCGACCCTACGGCAAGCAAGACAAGACTGCCTCCAATCGCCGTAGCCGCCGCGCCCGTTGCGCCCAACGCTACGCCAATGCCTTGAAGCATACCTGTCCCTGCCGCCATGCCTGTCGCATACCAACTCGTCGCTGCAAACGCCGTTTCTGCCGTTGCAACCGCAGCAGTTGTTTCTGCCGCAAGTGCCGATGCCGCAACCGTCGATGCTTGAGCCCCGGCAACCGCAGACGCAGTTGTTGCCGATGCGGTCATTTTAGCGGCTTCTAAGACTAATTCTCTAGCCGTATCCGCTTCTGACTTTGCAAACTTCAACGCCTTTAGCGCACCTTCATCTCGGCCACCCATAACCGCTTCCTTTACTGCACCACCTACCTTGCCGAATCCCTGCTTTGCATAACCAACGCCCTTCTTGCCTACCGTTGTGTCGGCAACGCTGTTGATCATGGCTGCAATCTTGGGAAGTGCGCCCGCAACGAGCGCAACCCCAAGCGGGATCGTTATGTATTTCTTGATTTCGGGATCTTCCCACATACCTTGCAGCAAGGTGCCAATCGTCTCTTTGACCGTCTCCCACGCAGTCGTGAAGAAGTTTCCGAGCGCAATACCAAACTTCGTGGCTCCGCTGTCGTCCACCCCGGCAGTCAACCCTTCACCGCTAAAGAACGCTTTGACGCTCATAGCAACGCCGTGCAGGAACTCTAGGATCTTGTTGGCGAACCCTTCTCCGTCAAACGCCATAAGCGAGACGGTCAGTTTGTTGATGAACCCCGCTGCCATACCAAGCATTTTGTCTATCGCATCCTTCACCTTCTGCGGCAACGCCTCCCAAATCGCAATGAAAGCGATTAGAACGAGGAAGATTGTGGCAGGCCAACCGATGATTGATGCACCAAGGGCTATCGTTGACAGAACAAGTTGACCCAACGCTTTTGTGAGGCTAGCAAGCGGGCTCAAGATGCCCGTAATAGCGTCCTTCGCTACCGAGAACAGTTTTAGCACGCCTATGAGCGCACCGAGCGCACCCGCGAGAGCAATCGCCACAGGAACGAATGTATCCTTCAGCGTCTTTAGGATTGTAAACTTTTCGTAGAGGCTCGCTGCCTTCTTCTGCGCCGCTGCCATTGCCCCTGCGGTGTCGTTCACGCCCTTGTGCAAGTCAAGGAACACGCCTGCCAAGCCAAGTTGTTGCACAGCCTTCAGTCGCCCGACCAACCCACCTTCCCCGGCTGCTTCACCGACCTTCTTGATCTGCGCCGTCAACGCCTTACCCTCTTGGCGCATCGGGAGCAGGAATCCGCTCACGCCAACGCGAGACGCAAGCGCAAACCGCTTCGTTAGCGGCCCCCAAGTCTCATTGGAGGCCAAGTTTTTGACCGCATCTGCTGCACCTTGATAGCCCTTGACCTGTTCGGCTGCAAACTGACCCGTGCCTCCGCCAATCGCTCCTAGCGTACTGTCAAACGCATCTTTCGCACGCGACACACCATCTGCGACAGTTAGCCCGGAAGCGTATGCCGCCTTGCCAAACTTCTCGAACGCTCCCTTCGCCTTGTCGGTTGCTTCCTCAATCCCGGTCATGTTGGTCTTGAACTCGTCTGCCTTCTCTTTGGTCAGCAGACCGACCTGCATCTGTGGTGCTAAATCAGCAAACTGCGTGTTCAACCGGGCAAGCGCAGGCTCTCCGTCTTTGCCCATTGCAATAAACCGCGCACGGAGCAGCAACAGCACCTTCATGGCTTCGTCGGGAGACTTGCCGATAAACGCATCGGCAACACCAATCCCGGCCTCCTGCGCTACTGACTTGAACACTCCGCCAAAATCGCCGCCCAACCCCGCGAGCATACTTTTGATAGCGTTCTGTTCTTCGTTCAGTTTCTTGGCAAATGTTACTGCCGCTGTCTGCGCCTCTCCCGCGTCACCGCCAAAGGTCTTGTAGATCGTGCCTGCCAACTTCTGCGTGCCAATAACTTGATCTTCAACATACTTTCGCTGCTCGGCAGCCTTCATGCTAATAAAGTCCGAATTCTTTTGCATCGAGGCTTTGAGGTCATCGAGGGTGGTTTTCATGGTGCCGAAGGCTACCTGACCCAATCCCCCGGCAAGTGACGAAGCCGTAAACTTGTCCAAGAACGAACCCGCTTCCTCGCCCGTGAAGCCGAACGAACCCGCAAGTCCGTTCAAGTTCTTCATCAAATCTTCAGAGGTGATCCCCGTGGCCTCTTCTGCTCGGAGGAAGTCCTTGAGATCAAGGCCACTCTTGTTCAGCCCCTTGCGGAAGTCTCCCGACAACCGACTGTATTCCTTCTGCGCTTTCGCAACTTGGTCAATGCCAAGGTTCATGCCGTAGGCGAGCGAAGATGTAGACGCAGTAAACTTGTTGAGGTCTTTACCCATCAACCCGGCCTGTGCGCCAATCACGCGAGCAGCCTTCTTGCTCGCTATCATCGTGCTTTCAAGGCCGTTGACTAGGTTGACGCTACCGCCAACCATCTTGTCCATGCCGTCAGAGATGTGAGACAGCGCAGCGGTGTTGAAGCCGCTGAACATAGCACCAAGCGTAACATTCTTGGCAATGCCTCCAAGTTTCGAGACTTGGCTCGAAATGTCAGACAGATTCTCTTGCACGGAACCAAAGGCAGACTTCAGCCCCCGATCCTGCGCCCCGAACCCGAATGTAAAGCCAAGCATTGACGGCATAAACTATCTCCTCGACCGTTTCGATCTCGCTTGCGAAACTGCCCGTTCGTTCTCTGCCTGCCGCTTTCGCTCCAACTCGTCCTTCTTCTCAACCAACCGCTTCCGGCGTGAGTAGGGTATTTCCATAACCTGTTGTGGTGCAATGTGCCACAACTCACACAGATAAAAGACCTCGCCTTCTAACGCTTCGACTGCCCCTGCGGGAAGAAAAAACCCGGCTGTGCCACGTCAAGGTCGCCTCGGAAGTCTGCTGCACAAGCAGGGCAAGTGTATTCAACATTGGTGTCGATAAAGCCTTCCGTTTCCACGAACAGATTGCGCAACTCATTGCGCTCACGGCTCCGAAGCCCCTTCAACAAAGTCATAGCAGAAGGAAGGCTCGTCATTCGGTTCAACACCGTGTCGCCAATCGCATCTACACGCGAAAGCAACGCAAGCGTGAGCAGGTCATTGTCAGTCTGTGGACGCTTCCGAAGGTTCTGAAGCCAATCCTCGTCCTGCCCGACCATGATGTGCCATTGCACCACAAGACCCGTCGAAAGGGTCGTCGTGATTCTGCGCTTCATCGGGTCTGCTACGCGGCGCGTCTCAAGGTCGGCAAGGCTGATCGTAATGCTGCTCTCTTTGCTGCAAGACGGACACTTGATCTTCGTGTCGTAGTCGTCGCCAAGAGAAGCCCGGCGGATAGCAACGAGCAACAGCATACGGTCAGTCGCCGTCAAGCCGTCAACCGCACGCGAGATCACACCCTTGTCCGTTGCTTCGCCAATACTTTCAAGGCAGTTTGTGATCACTCGGTTCAGACGCGGCAAAACAGGCCCCTTGCCCGCAAGCAAGTCCTCTTCCACGCCTGTCATCTCCCGGACCACGAACGATTGGTGCAATTGATTGCGTTCGTCCAACCATCCACAGGTCAACTCGCCCGACACCACTCCGCTTCTCGGCTCAACGATTTCCATGTTCATTCCGACCTCCATTCGCCTGACGGCGGTTCGATAAGTAGTCCACGATCAACTGCCGCATAATGTCGGACACAGGGCGACCTTGCGCCTCAGCCTCACGCCGAAGTTCGTCTGCAACCTCTCGCTTTAGGTCGAAGTTTACGCGCACACCTGCCTCCGTGAGTAGGACTTACTCACACCGGGCAGTCAATGCAAGCGAATGTCGCCACGTCCTACCTACTTGGCAACAGCCGCCAACCACCCATCGTTGGCATACCCTCTAGCAGCCCCAATGTCGTCGCAGATCGCGTGGAAACAGTAGGCGAACGACTCTTGGTAGTCGTCCTGCAAGGCCCGATTCTGACCGAGGCTAGGGTCGGCCATCACAGCCGCGTACTCGGCCTCACCGAGGCCTACAATGTGGGTGATAAGGTCGTCGAAGGAATCCCCGCCAAGGCAATCCACAACATCGTCTAGCCGCTCGTAGAGCGCGTTCACTTTGCCCCGGAAGGCCGCCTCTAGAGAGATCTTGATCTCGATAGCCTGCTGCGGCTCATAGGCCGCGTCAATCCGCGCCTTCAGGTCTAGCCCGATGCGCTTGTAGTCGTGGCCGTTGCGCATCCACCCCATGTCGTCAACCGCCTTCCAAAAGTCTTGATCGTTCATCTCATCCTCCAACTTTCGCAACGCCTATCGCTGCGACTATGTGAAGATACTAGCAGGACTTCCTGCCCTGTCAAGGACTTTTGTTCACCCCGCCCGTGCAATCGGTTGCACCAAAGGGCCGGGAGGCTACTTGTCCCGCTTCTTCAGCATCTCTTTCCAACGCTCGTTCGGAGACAGCGCGTTGTATCTGCCGTTGTCCTCAGCCTCCGCAATCGCTTCACGCAGGTCGGCAATCAGCATCTTGGCCTCTGCAACCGTGAGGTTGCCGCCCGTGTTCGCAGGCAGCGTTACCGCAATAGGCCGCTTCTCGTTGTCGTCGTTTGCGTATGCGTATGCCATGTTGCTGTCGTTATGGCAGGTCTATCCCTGCCTGTAAAGTATTATTCGCAGCGACCGCAAGCGCAGCCTGCCGATTCATCCACCCACCACTCGGCCCCACAAGCGGGTTCCCAATAACTGCCGGGGGATCCTTCCTCGACCGCTACGCCGACCGCGTAGAACCAACCCTCCGCGTCACGGACGATCAGACGATGTTCGTGGTTCCAAGTCGGCCCGAAACAGATCGGTTCAACGCAGCCCAACCCCGCACACTCATCTACGAAGTGGAAGAAGTCTGCCCACGGATCTCCGTCCGAAACATAGTCTCCAATCTCTTCGATCCAAACCTGTGCCATAGCAACCTCCTTCGGAACACCCGCTGTTCCTTTCAATGAAGATCTGTTCTAGCAGATTCACAAAGCGTGTCAAGTACCCCCACGATCTTTCGTCTAAGTGCCGAAGGCGGGAATCGAACCCGCACGCCCTTTCAGGCAACGGATTTTGAGTCCGTCGCGTCTGCCTATTCCACCACTTCGGCTTCTAATGCTTGCTTGCCTTTCGCTCGTCGGCCATTCTGCCCGTGTGAGGATCGTAGTTTTTCCACGGCTCCAACCTCGACAGGTCCACAGTTGCTTCCCATTCCGTCAACACCGGGAGCGGCGACCCGGCCATAAACGGAGACAGCCACCGACCTTGCACCACAATCAAACGCCGCATTGCGATTGCCTCGGCGCAATACTTCTTTGGTTGCCGCTTCATCCCTTCGCGCTCCAACTTGGACGGCGAACGTTGCAAATGGTGCATCGGGGTCGTCTTTGTGCTGACCCGCTTCTTAGGCTCGTTATTCTTCATCAATGTCTACACCCAACATCTCCGCGAACTCTCGAACCTCGCGCCGGCCTGCGTCCATTGACTTGAACACATCGACCATAGCCTTGCGGTCGGATTGGCTTATGGTGCGAAGAACCGCCGTCCACATACCGCTAGACAAGCCCGGAGCCTCCACCCAATAGTCTTGGTAGGCTTCCATTGTGTGCGGCGCGAGAGCGGTCAGCACCGAGCCAATCGCCACCCCGTAGAGCGCGATCTCGACCTGCGCGTGCTTGTGCGTCCGAAGATGCAGGAACTTGAGCAGGTTCAGAAGGTCTACCTTCCAATAGAACTCTGTGTAGGTCGCCACGGGCAAGATCGTCCGGGCCAACTCACGCGCCAAGTCCTTGCCGAGCAAGTGGTGGTACTCCGCGTGCGTCTGCGCCATGTTGGAGCGCATAGCGAACAGAATGTCGTTCGCCTCTGCGCAATCGAATGCACCATCACGGCCTTGGTTGTTCAGCAGCGATTGGTGTTGAACATAGTGATCCTCGGCCACATAGAACTCCTCCGAGAGAACCGAGTAGCGAGCCGACACCTCGTTGAACGAACCCGTCCGATGCCGCACCCACTGACGCGCCACGAAGATAGGACACTTCACATGGAAGGTGAACTCCGCCATCTCAAACGGAGTAGTGTGCCGATGCCGCATAAGGTAGCGGATCAGATTGCGGTCGTCGCTGACCGTCTTGGTGCCTTTGCCGTAGGAAACGCGAGCAGCCCGGACAATCGCGTTGTCCACAGTCTCGCCTTCCGCAACATTGCGGGGCATACAGTCAACGAACCGAATGAACCCCTTGTCCAACACAGGCATAGAGTGCGTCCACCCTTCAAGCAAGTCAACAGCCATGCAACCTCCTACTTGTCTTTATTCTTGCGGCCAAAGTCGGCCTTCCACATCAAAATAGCCGTGTAGGTGAACAGGCCCACCATGAGCAACAACATCAGAGCATCCCCCGGCACCTTCTTGCTCGGCGGAACGATCTGAACCCCTGCTAACGCATAACAGTATGACTGCATCACAACCTCCAAACGCAACCGATTGCACCTTACAGGCAGGGATTCCGTTTGTCAAGAAGGTTGTGGCCGGGAGCCGAGACTAGGACGGCATCAACTTCTCTTTCGCAATCTTCACAGCAGCAGCGTCGCCTCTGAAGTTGACCATCATCGTGCCATTGTTATCAACGCTTATGTCCAAGTCCAAAGAACCGTTGTAAGACCCGACACTTGCAACATCGAACCCGTAGTCAATGACGAACATACGATCTCCAATCATGCCCCAATTTGCAGGCTGATAGAGATCTCCCATCACCATTTCGCCGCCTTTGCAGGCACGGATCAACTCTTCTAAGTTGGACTTCTGATCGCCGCTCAAGTTGTATTGCCTATTCCAAGATTCGATTGCCTTGCCAAAGCCTGCGTAGTCACGCGAATAAGATGAAAACGCACGGGACAACTCTGCGCCGGGAACACCAAAGAACTTCCTCAGTTCTCCAAACCATTCTTGTTGCCCCGAAGCCGAGTTCTTGAACGGCTTGACTTCAACCGTCTGAATCCAATTGGAATACTGTGGAGGAACAGGCTCGCCGTTGACTTCAACGGAAGAAGCACGCTTGTTTATGGTGCTGTGGTCTATGATAGGAACGAACAACCGAGACTTGGTTTTCTCCCAAGCGCGGATCTCACTTGCGTTCTGTGCAACGCCCTGCTCGTTCAAGGCCAACTTGATAACTGTCTTGATCTGACCGCTAGGCTTGATGCCATAGTCTTTCAGCGTCTTTTTACCGTCCGAAGTAAACTCGTTGGCACTCACACTAAGCGCGATTGCGACACGCGACGAACCTTCGCCTAGCCGCTCCAATCCGTAGCGTTCCTTTTCCTTCTTATCCATCTTGTCAATCTTGCCGAACACGGGCTTTGCATTGTAGTATTCTTTGCCTGTGTTCGGGTTTATCTGCTTCTCCGGGTAGAGGACCTTCGGATCCATAAGCGGAGGAAGCGGTGCCTCGGTCAAGGCGCGGAGAGACTGAATAGACTTCTTGAAAGACATTGTGACCTCTTGAAAGTTATGGCCGACATACAGGCTGTCGCCGCTTGGTGCAATCACTTTGATACATACTGCGGAAAGCCGGGTCGCGCAACTGATTGCGTTTCGCCGTTGCACTTTTGGAATCTGTGACTATCCTACTTCTTGTAGGGGCGGTTGGGGAATCGCAGAGGCACAAGCCAAAGCCCGTCACGATGCTGTCCTTCGTCGTGGCGGGCCTTTACTTTCCTCTTATCCGGGCAGACCACGGGCCACACTTTCGGCCCCACTCTGCGAGCCATAGCGCATCTGCCTCGGCTATCAACAGATCGCGCTTCCACTTGTCCTGCGCGGATTCGCGGATTTGCTTCTTGAAGGAAGGCTGAAGATACCGCTTCGGCAACTCCAAGTCTCGATGCCAACTCGTATCACGATGCCGATGCAGCATAGCCTTCGCCAAGACGATTGCACCAAGACATTCCCCCAACACCCGTGCCGCATGAAACTGTGGAGACTTGTCGCTGACAGAACCAAGCGTCACCGATACAACCTCGTTGCCCAACTCGGCAAGGTGATCGGCTACCGATAACGCAGCGCGTCCAAAGGTTTCCGTCTCGATAAAGCGTGTCACAAGGATAAGCGAGCCGTCCTCGTTCAACGAAGCAACTGCGCCGTTTCGCTTAGGATCTACCCCCACGAAGATCATGCTACTCCTCCGTCACGGGCGTTACCGGATTGTTCCAAGTACCGCGCTTGGCGTTGGCGATCTCCCAATGATCCTCTTGGACAATGAGAGCCGTAGCGACCTCACTTTCAATCGGAAGTTGGAAGTCCGTGCGCCCGGCCGTAACATACTCCACGGGGCAGCATAGAACCGTAGCCCACCACGCATGAGAGAGCGGCCATACCTCTGCGCTCGTCTGCCTGTGATGCAAGGCTTGGCGGGATAGTCCAATCCGAACCGACAAGGCCGACATTGACCCGTAGATAGCCTTTGTCCGAGCGCGAATCATCTCGCCCGATACGGCGTGAGCCTGCCGACATTCCTTCTTTCGCGTTCTGCCTGTCTGCGTCTTACCAATCAACACTTCAACCTCCTACTTTTTGGGGGGATACCCAAAGTTGTCCACTAGGATACACGAATCTATCCACCCGTCAAGGACTTACTGAACTTCTTGACTTTCAGATGCAATCGGTTGCGCGAACAGGTCAATCTGATCGTCGCCCGGCTTCTTCCGCAGCACCTTGAGGCTAGAACCTGCCTTTGGTGCAGGCTTGACCACAACTTCGTCTGCAAACCCGCCGTTACGAAGCGCGTATTCAATCCGGGCCTTCGCTATCTCTAGGTATTCAGCATCTTGCTCGATGCCGATAAAGTTGAACCCTTCTAGCATAGCAGCCTTGCCTGTGCTTCCGCTGCCCATGAAAGCGTCTAGCACCACTCCGTTCGGTGGCGTGATGAGGCGGCAAAGGTAGCGCATGAGTTCTGTGTGCTTCACCGTAGGGTGATGGTTCTTGACCTTGCCTGCCGTTCTACTCGCGCCTGCGCGTGGGGAGTTTATGCCTGCCGAGCCTTCTTCTCGGTCAACCGCTTCTGCACCTGTTCTATCTACAAGATGTTCGCAGCCTTCCTCTCGGTCGCGGCGAGATGCTTTAGCACAGTAGAAGAAGCGGGCCGCGCTGCCTTTGCTTGGCTCTATGTTTTGTTTTGTAGGCTCCCGAACACCCCATGAATGTTGAACAAATGTGCCTTTGCCGCTATGCGCCCCGCCGTCAGGAAACCCCGACACCACCTCGGCGCTGCCGTCTGTGATAACATTAGCGGGCCATCTTCCCACAAAGGTTTTCTCGCCCGACTTCACATTACGGCCACCGCCTGTCGTCTCAAAGCCCCCCGATACCATCGTCAAGTCGTAGGTGCGTTCTTCCGTTCCAATGCGGCAAGCGTCGATGTTCAACGCGCCCGTGCCGTATCGCAGCACATTCGCCGCTACTGTTCCTTCAAGCGGCTTACGCAAAAGCCACCAATCTTCAGCGGCAGGTTTCAATGCGGTTCCCCAACCTTCCCACTGTTTCGCTTCGGGCGTAGCCGCAACCGTTATTGGCACCTCGATGGGTTTTACTCCTACGCTGTTTGTGTTCGATGCGTAAGTTCCGCCCTTCTCCGCTGTGCTCTGCGCGGCGTTGCCTCCTAACCGCTGATGCCCGATAACAGGTCTCTGCGCTCCCGCCGCCTTGTCTATCGCCTTGCCGACATTCAGCGACTTCGGGAAGCCTGTGCCAAACAAATGCACCACTTTGTCTCTAGGCTCCCAACCTGCGTTCTCCCACGCCGTTCCTGTCCAATGGGAAGTCCGAGGCAAGGCCCATACCAACGCATGACCTCCGGGCTTGATCACGCGAAGGCACTCTCGCGCAATCGATTGCATCCACGCAATCCAAGCGTCACGGCCACCCTTGTCCGTATCCCACTCCTTGCCCATGAACGCGATTCCTGCCGGGGGGTCGGTGACGATTGCATCCACCGAACAGGAAGGAAGCGTCTTGAGAACCTTTAGGCAGTCTCCGTGGTGCAGCGTGAACTGTGTCATGCCTGCTTGCTCGCTTCATAGGCCGCAATCCGTTCACCGATCCACTCCATGCAGTTGACCGCCATGCTGTTTCCTAGTGCCTTGTAGCGAGGACCGTCTGAAGCGGGCTTGCCACGAAAGGGAATCGCTGTCCAATCGTCCGGGAAGCCCTGCAAACGCTCGCACTCGCGGGGCGTGAGGCGGCGCACGTCGAAGGTTGCGGCATAGACCGCTGCGACCTGCTGCGTGACCTCCGACGATTGCGGCGACCTCGACGGATCGTTGCTCGCGGTGAGGGTCGGCACCACAACATAGGGAGCAGAAGCCTCCAAGCAAGCAGGTGCGCCGTGTCCTCCGGCTGTCCTCAAAGGAACATGAACATCACCCGTTGTAGTGTTGTTGTAGAGGTCAACCCCAACTGCCTTCGTCTCAAAGGCAACGCAAGACCCGCAAGCACGCTCCGTGATTAGCGTCTGCGAAACATCTTCTACATCTGTGGTCGCTGACCTCAAGGCCACCGTTCCTACCGTTGTGACAGTAGGTGCAGCGTTAGGTATCATAACTGCTGCGTAGCCCTGCCCCGGCTTGCCGCCACCGCAAGTAAGCGGATAGGAAATCTCGTCGAGTGACATCGTTCCACGAAACCCGTTCTCTTGGAAAGCAACGGGCTGCGGAATGAGAACTGCATTGGTGTTGGTTCCGTGCTGCTCGCGCACGACACCCATCACATCACCCGTGAGTTTGCTGTTGTAGACATCAAACGCAATCGGTTGCGCGTGCGCGACAATCGGCACACCTACTAGATGCGCGGTTTCATTGTATGGAGCCCAACCTGAAGCACCTTGCATTTTTGCCGTTAGGGTCGGTGACGGATCGTAGAATGGAACGGCCCGCGCTGCAACAATCGGCACGCCGCGCCCCGTTCCATCTTCGCTGCTATCATGCCGCTTCGTCAGCGCGTGCGACACGTCTGCGAGCCCTACGGCGTGCGGCCCCTTTGCCACAAGTGCGCTCATCGTCTCGCGTCCATCCTGAAGCGGATAGGCAACTATCGTTTCACTACCTCCGCCAAAGTCGCCTCCGGATGCGCGAAGCGTTCCAACACCTACCTTCCATTCTCCAAACCCTTTGCCTGTGTATGGCATCAGATTCGGACGTTCAGTGACAATCGGATTGCCCGTCACGCCGTCACGCCCGCACGATGGCCCCTTGTAGTCGCGGGCCGACAAAGTGGTGGCGACTTCTTGATTGGGCGCGTATCGGCTGATCACCACAGGGGCAGGAGCAGAAATCATGCGCCCCGTGCAAGCATCTTGCAGCGTTTCGCCTACGGTTCCCGCACAGATTGCGCCGACTGTATCAACGCCTGCCTCAAGGCTTGCGGCAAGGCCTTTCCCCGCCTTTCGGCGCGTTGAAGTATCCCGTTGCACGCTCTCGCGCTCAAATAGAACCGCTGCGGCACTTTCGCTGTCTCCAAGACATCCGACAACGAACACACGTCTCCTGCGCTGCGAGACGGCGCGTGGATGCCCGTTGCTTCTGCACCATTGAGCGTCCAAGACCCGGTAGGCCCACCCATACCCCAACTCCCCCAATGCCCCGAGGAAGGTTCCAAAATCCCGTCCTCCGTTGCTCGACAGAACACCGGGGACGTTTTCCCACACAATCCATCGAGGCCGTAGACGGTCAGCGATTGCAAGATAGGTAAGCATGAGGTTGCCTCGCGGGTCGGCAAGCCCTTTGCGTAGTCCTGCAACGGAGAAGGATTGGCAGGGGGTTCCTCCCACAAGAAGGTCAATTGATCCGGGTGCGAGTGGCCACGTTTCATGCTTCGTCATGTCTCCAAAGTTAGGAACATTCGGGTAATGGTGCGCCAACACCGCCGAAGGGAACTTCTCAATCTCCGAGAAGCCCACAGCCTCCCAACCAAGCGGGTGCCATGCGACAGAGGCCGCTTCGATACCGCTGCAAACAGATAGGTATCTCATAGCCTCACGACTGCATTCTTGTTGCTCATCTTCCAACCTCCAACAAGCACCATAGGGCGCGTTCCCCCTATTAGCACAGGTTCCTCGGTCGTCAATAACTTCCGGTCAAGCCCCTACGGGAACATTGCCGCCGTCATTGTCGTCGTCGCTGTCCTCAACCGTCTGAATGATGCCCATGCGGTCGAGGTAGTCTCGCTCGTCATTCAGAATCTTCAGTTGCCTGCCCTTCTCCCGCAGCCAACAGGTACTACACAGATGCTTGGGCCGCTTGCCGCTCCAATCGACCCGCGCAAAGTGGACATAATCTTCCGCAACAAACTTATTGCAGATCGAGATTACCACATTCTCGCCGTAGGCAATGTTGCCGTATCCGACATAGTACGGATACAGCGCGTGAACGGTTGGATCCTTCACGATGCACTCGGTCTTTCGTTTGCCTAGACGCGCCATTACTCGCCCTCCTCTACATAGGGTGAGGCAGGGCCGGCTTTAGGCTCGTCCTGCAAGGTCGCTATGGCCTCGGCAAAGGCATGGTTGATAACAGGGTAGATGCTCACCGCAGGGGTGGCATGAATAGCCGCGCACAGCCGTTCTAGGGCCATGCGCAGATCGTAGATCCGTTGCTTTGCGGCGTTGCGCTCGGCAATCAGCCGATACTCGTTATTCACCGCTACCCTCCACACGCGCCACGCACGCCTTGTACGCTTCAACGCTCCGCCCGGAACACTCCGCGAACCGAAGCGCACGCTTATCGTTGCGGCTCACATTCGCCGCCACCGCAAACACGGCAATCGCAACAACGACAACAACCAAAACAATCTCAATCGGCTTCAGCATCGGAACCTCCTTGCAACGGGCCAATCCCGTCGAACCCGAACATTCTAGCAGACCTTGATCTTGTGTCAAGTATTATCCGAATACCCGGCCCACCCACGGAAGGACGGGTCATGCACAACAGTCGCAAGTGTATTGTAGGCTCGGTCAAGGCTCGTTGACTCGACCGTAACACAGTCCACCTGATCGGGTGTTCCCGTCCGAAAGACCTCATAGCAGATCTTCGCTACGCCATTCGGCTTCACCTCGACAATCGAAACAAAGCGATCATACAACTGACTCGTTTCACGCCACACAACTTGCATCTTGGCCTCCTATGCAGGGTCAATCCCTACCAACGGAGCAAGACACTATCAGTCGGTTAGCCGTGTGTCAAGAACCTTTACCGAACCTCGGAGCAGGTATGCCGGGCGCGACTATCCATAGTGGTGCTACTTCCCGCTTATCGTTGTCGAGCAGCCGCTTGCGCTTTTGCTTCCGTCTCCGAAGCATCTCAAGCGGAACATCCTGTGGGTTCCCCCCGGCATACGGCCACGGTGGAGGCGCACCAACTAGGAAGCCCATAGGGTCGGTCGCAATGTTACCGCTTGTCGTCATGGTGCCTTCCTAGCCTCGACAAGCGAGATCAGACTGTTGATCAAACGGCGCATACTCATTCTGTCCTCCAAAAAGTGGAACGCTCGCACAAAGTAACCCATTCCGTTACTCCGTGCAAGCGTTACACAGGTGCAATCAATTGCGTTTAGGCAGAGAAGTCCCGGCGAATAAGCACGAAACGAGGCTGCGTAACAGCAGCGACCACAGTCAGCGTGTCGCCCGAAGCAATCTTCTTGAACTTGAAGTCAACCGTGGTGCCGCTAACCGCCGAGAACCACCAACGGATAACAGCCGTTCCCGTAGTCGCCGTGATGTAGTTTGCAGGGATGAAGAAGTCAGCAGTCGGCCCCGTCGAAAGAACGGCCTGCACATAGAAGCCCGTCGAGGTATTGGCCGTAGCGGTGAAGGCGAAGCCAAAGTTGATGTCGGCGCAGTAGGTGGTCGTCGTGGTGCTGTCGCTCTCCACCGAATCGGGGATCGTGAACGGCGCAGCGAGAAGGCTCACATACGAAACCGTAGCCGTCAGAGTTCCCGCGCCGCTAAAGGCAACCGACACAGGCTTGTCGAGATACCAAGTCGCAGCCGCCTTCTCCGCAACCAAGCCCTGCGGCGTGGCGTAGATCAGCGTCTCACCTGCATCGGGAGCCGGGATCGGGTTGGCAGTCGAAGTGCCAACCTTGTCGAGAACGAGGAGATAACCGTTAGGATCAACATACGCCATGAGAAACCTCTAGTGTGAGAGACGAAGTTACCGCCGCCAAAAGATCGTAGGCGCAACAGATACGGCACTCACATTAGAATTGCAAGCCCTTTCGGGCGCGACCCCTAGCGGGGGAACATACGGGCAAGGAGAGCGGCATTTCGTCGCTGCCACCAAGCCTCGTTTGCGGCGTCCTGCTCGGCGGCAAAGGCGTTCTCGTTGATGTCCTGCGCCGGACGGTCAACCCGCTTGGCAACGGGCGCGACCTTGGAAGCGGGCGTGACCATAGCGACGAATCGCGGGTCGTTCGGAACCCTCCACTTCTTGCCCGGCTCACGCACGCGCTGAAGGCCACGCGCCTCAGTCGTCTCAACGACCAACGACTTGCCGTTGACCTTGACCACTACGCCCTCGGTCTTTTCACCGTTGGGCCGACCAAAGGAAACAATGTCACCCTTTCCAAACATCTTCAACCTCCGCTTAGGCAGTCACCGTGACCACCGTTGTTACCTACGCATCCTAGCAGATACCTACTGCCTGTCAAGTATTATGCTAGCAGAATCTTGGCTTCGTCGCGGTCAACCAAAACCACGGTTCCGAACATCTGAAGGTCAATCGGCCAATCCGTCTCTGTGCGTGTCCGGATCGACCACGCCACTAAACCCTGCTCCTCGCCTTGTCGGTTCTGTATCGCAACCGCTCCGTGGGCAAGTTTGATAACCTCAAAGTCGCCACCGACGATCTCGTTGATTTTAGCAAGCGTTAGATCTTGCTCCTCCGTGACTTCTTTATCTCCCTCACTACTCACCCGGACCACTCTAATCATCTTGTCCTCCTACTTTACGGATACCCATTACCCGTTCCTGTCCACCCATTGTAGCAGGTCTGTCCACCCTGTCAAGTATGTCAGTCGAGAAACTTTGTTGAACAATCCGTATCGTGATACTTGACACACGGATAACCCGCCGCTAGGATAGTCGTTGTCGGAACGGTTCCGATAAGTTGCAGGAGAGAGAACATGAGCAAGGCAGAGGCAATCGTGTGGCTCGCAGAGGCAAGGATGGAGCGAGACCGGGCAGCGGAGGCATGGAACGCAAGCGGAGCGGAGATCAGGCGACTGACCGCCGCCCTCGCAGCGGAAGAGGCCAAGAATGACACGCTCAAGCGCGGGTACTACACGGCATGGAACGCCGTGGGCAACGCAACGGCAGCACGCGACAAGGCATTCCGCGTCGAACGCGCAGCCGAGAAGTAGGAGACGAACATGGACACCCGAAACGCACTGATCAACCACTTTGTCGCCAAGTATGCGGCAGCGATCCTGTCTCACGCAGAGGCAGACCGCCGCTACACGGGCGCGAAGATCAACAACAACCTGCCCGGAAAGGGCCGGACGAACGAAGATCTCCACGCCGCCTATCAGGAGTGGCAGGCCGCAGAGAAGGCGTGGTTCGCCTCCCTCGCCGTTCTGAACGCAGCGGTTGAGGACCACAACATCGTTATGGCCTACCTCGACGCGAACGAGGCTTAGGCCGAAGGCGCAACCGATTGCGCGGCTTGGAAGGCAAAGACCTTCGCAGCCTCCACATCGGACGGGAAGTGAAGCCCCAAGTCCATGCGTGACTGTCCGACCCGCTCCGCGATACGCTCCAACCGACCCGCGTGCGCGGGATACCTAGTGCCTAGCACATAGGCTAGCAGGTAGGCTTGGAAGGCATGACCGCTCGGATACGCAGGTGTGTCTGCCGTCTTTGTGTCGTAGGGCTTGAAGTCCATGCCATACATAAAGGCAAGCCTGCCCGGTCGCGGCCTGCCGTACTGAAACTTCAACGTGAGCAGGAGCGGAACAGCCTCATGCACCAATGCGTCTAGGTAGCCCGGCCGAACCTCAAGGCCGTTCACTTCCGCGTAGTCGATAAATGGTGCCGCTACATCCTTGTCTACCTTGTAGGCAAAGTCCAAGTCGCGGCTCTTATCCTTCTGCAACTTGATCAGATACTTCAACTCGTTCTGCGCTTCCAAACTGTCGTTCGGCGGAAACGGGATCACCGGGAACTGCGAAGCCGAGATAGGGATAAGGCGGCTCTCCACCGCCATTTTATCGCGTTCCTCAGGCAGCGGAACAGCCATGCCAATCCCCGACAAGAACCGGATTGCGTCTACCGTGTTCATACCGCCCCCTCGCCTCTAGGCTTGTAGGATAGCACCACTTTGTAGATGTTGTTCTGTTCGTCGCGCTGCTTCAAGTCTCGCGCTTCAATCTCGACCTCTTGGCCTCTGAACAGAACTTGCAAATCTTCAAGGTTCAGACGCACCGTGAGCGTTACGTCGTTCGTTGAGAAGATGTTTGCCACAGCCCGGCCACGACCACGGACAGGCTTCGCCTTGTTCGCTCGGCCAATAGATGGTGCAGCGGCTTCGCCCAAAATCGGATAGCCCTCGTCCTCAAACGGAGTGACCTGTTCCTCTTTCGCAAGCACGCGCTTCACCCACGCAGCCGCAGGATCGCCGCCCCATAGCAGCCATGCAACATACCCCGGACTAGGCTCGCTGTCGTCGCCAAACCCTTCACCCTTCTTATCGACCTCATGCCGAGAGAAGTAGGCCGCCATGCGCTTCACCGACGAGAGCGATACCTTACCCCCGTCTGCAAGTTGGACGGCACGGGAAACGCCAATGTCGGTGCCTCCAAGAGATTCGGTTGCACCAATCTTGCCTGCCTTCTGCAAAGCCTCGCGCTTCTTCCGAAGTTCAAGCCCCTTCTTTGCCGCAGCCGCAATCTGCTTGGGAACCGGGTAGCCCCCGCGCCCGGACGAAACTTCGTCAGACGATGCGCCCGAAGGGGTCTTTCCGAGAGGCTTCAACCCACGCTTCATCAAAGCGTCCGTGGACACCTGAATCGTGGGCGAAACGCTGTCTCCGGCTTCCACAAGCATCCTACCGAGCCGCGAGAACTTCATGGTGTTTCAGCCTACTCCTTTACCAACTTGTAGCCCTTGGGCATGATTGCTTTGTCAAGGTTCAGGGCTTGGGAAAAGTCTGCCTTCGTCAAATCTGCGTCCGTAAAGTCGGAACGCTCAAGGTAGGCACCCTCAAAGTTTGCGTTCATCAACTTTGTGCGCCTAAAGGTTGCGCCTGTCATGTTTGCACCGTCCATAGCCGCACTCATCAACTCTGCGTGACCAAAGTCTGAACCCTTCAGTTTCATCTTCTTGAACTCTGAATACTCGCTTTTGCCTTCAGCAGTCTCGATCAAACGCTTCATACTCATGGTCTAGCCTTCCTTCTTGGGAGCGAATGACTTCCGCTCCAAGTTACCTGTCAACAACGCGGAGATCCCACCGAACAGCGCAAGCCAATCAGTCTCTACAAGCGGTTCGCCACCGAGCAACTTTGAGATTGGCCCGGCGCAGATGCCAAGAACAGCACCAATAAGCAAGGGCGCGTTGGCGAGGATGTCCTTCGATACCGAAACCTTCATAGTAGCCTCCGTAGAAACGCTTTCGCGCACGCTACCACACGCTCGGACAAGCCGCAAGCAAGGTTGTCACACCTCGCTGTCACAGCCTGTCACAGCCCCGCGCAATCGGGTTGCGCGACTATCGGCCCTTGCCGAAGTCGGGATCCAACTTGCGGAAGGCAAGCACATCTTCAACATGGCCCTGTGCAACCGAAACCGCTTCCTTCAAGCCGTCGAGCAGATCATACTTCTTGTTGAACAGCACGTGCGGGTCGTTGCTCGGCAAGTTGTTCGATGCGTCCGGGCCGATTGACTGCAACTCAAAGTCCTTGATCTTGCCCGTCTTGCGGTCAGCGTAGACATAGATCTCAGCCGAAAGACCGTTGCTAGCCTCTGCGTCCAAAGTGGCCTGCCAATCTTCATGTTTGTTGCCACTGATAAATACTTCGTGGCGCTTGTCTTGCTTCAGCCCGGCAGCGTCGAAACGCTTGCCCAACTCGGCAGCGAAGGCACGCGCCGCAGCAACATCAGTAGGAAGCGCCGGATAGTCACCATCATAGGTATCCAACTCGGCAGTAATTTCGCCAAGCCCTCGACCTGCGGAAACTTGCAGATGCGCAATACCCGAATCCCGCCCCTTCAAGGCTACAAAACCCGATGATTCCGTGGCTTCACTCAATCTACGCATAAACTCACTCATTCTTGCCTCCTAGTTGTTAGGCAAAGATACTTTACACACGATCTTTCCGCTGTCAAGGCGAGCTTGTGCGATAGCGCGGTCTAGGATCAGGTGCAGAATCGTCGTACTGTTTGTTCTCAAGGTACTTTGTTCGGTCCTCAAGGTCAGTCACCCGGCGGTCGAGCAGGTCGATCTCACGACGATACATCGTGCTGATACGCTCCTGATCTTCAATCCGCCGCAGCGCATCGTCAAGCGTCTTGCCAATCGCCTGCACATCTTCGCGCAGGCTGTTGTTCGTCACAAGCCCTGCACCATTGCCGCCCATGATCAGGACGACAATTAGGTACAGAAGCGGATTCTGCTTGGCCCAAAAGTTCATGTTATCGTCCGCCTTTTGCTCGTTGTTTGGTTCAATCATGGTGCAACCTCAAACAGCCAACAGCGGATCAAGCGAGAACTCTTCGTAGTAGGACGGACTGACCTCTAACTCTGCTATCGACACATCAGCGGAGTTTGCGTCCAAGTCGCCGCCGAGCGAATAGCGCGTAGGGATGCAATCGTAAAGAAGATAAGCCTTCCCGAACGCCTTGATCACCTCAACATACCCCAATCCAACCGGGGCCGGATCACGCGCATACCCCGCATCAACATCGAGTGCTGCGCTCGACAAATGCAGCACCATAAGATTGCGGTGCGGCTTGTCCGTTCCGTTCATAGCGTTTGTGATCCATTGGTAGAACGAACTGTCATACCGAGAAACACCCCGCCGCAGCGTCACCGAACTAACTTCGTAGCCCGTTACATAGGTCGTCGCAATTGATTCGTTGATCGGGGAAACAGTAGCCGTGGTAGCGGTCAACTCCGGCAGAGATACCCCGGCAAAACCGCCCACCAAACCACCCGAAAGGCCCGCACCCACAAAAGGGTTCAGAACCACAAACGGAGGCTTTATGCTTGCCCCAAACTCAAAGACCCAAAAGTTGTGGCTTTGCAAAAAGTCGTCGTATCGAACCCTAGCCATTGGCTACCTCTTGGTGCCTACGGTTACGCGCCCGCTTCGACTTCCTTGACCTCGAACCACTCCAAGGCAAAGTCGCACTCGCCCATCGCCACTTCCGACGAAGTAGCATCCAAGTCTGCGCCCGGCTTCGCGCGGGTAGGCAAGCACTCATGGCAGAGATAGGTTCGCGCACACCGAGCAGGAATCTTGGCGTTCTCGCCAACATCGTACTGCGGGTCTGCGGCTCCTTCCGGGAGGACCATGTTGTTTCGCGTGAACTGACTGATCAAAATGTCAGCGCGGTATTCTGCACCACTAATGGCACGAATGATCCAATCATAGAACACTGTGTCCTTGACGACCACGCCGCGCATCAAAGACACGTCAGAAACCGTGGGAACGCCCGCGAACTTCTTGGTGTATTTGTAGGTTCCCTCACGGTACTCAACTGCGTCCATAGACACATCGGGGAGCGAACAAGACTGAAAGCCCGCCTTGCTATCAACACCCGTGTTGCTCTCGCCCGTTCGGTCATAGTTGATCGGATTCCAACCCTGCCCGGCAGTAGCAACAGTCTCAACGTGGAATCGGAAGTTCTGAAGGAAGTCAGTCGCCTGCGCTCTAGCCATGATGCACCTCTACGAGAAGATATTTTGGAGTGTTCGGTAGCCCCAACCGCCGCCAACAAAGAACATGATGCGTGCGTCTGCTGTCAACGCACCATTTGTCTCAAACACAAGGCTGTGGCTAGGAGGAACGAAGATACCGCTGTTTGGAGCGTAAACGAAACTTTCGGGGGATACCAAGGCTTGCCCTTGCACATCGATCAGCGTGTTGTTGTCAAACAGCGTGAAGTCGAAAGTTGCAGGAGTGGCGGCAGGCCACAACGCGCTGCGGATAGACAGCCTAAAGTCGGTCGTGCCTTCACCCTTGAACATAATCTGCGAAATGTAAGTGCCTGTGTCAGCAGTAGCCGTCAATAGACCACCCTGCGTACCTTGCCCGTAGAAGTTCACCCGGCCACCCCAATAGGGAGCACCCTGCGTAATGGTGCCAAGAACGCCGTCCGTGGCGACACCTGTAAAAGTGTTGCCCGTTGTGACTTCTTGGATAACTATTTCGGGAATGTACGCCATTAGCCCGCAATCGCCTTCTGTTGGAAGCGGAATACCACAAACTCGGCCGGGCGGGTCGGAGCAACACCAATGTCGCAAGTGAGGATGCCCTGCGCAACCTGCGCGGGAGGATTGTTGCTCCCGTCACAGATAACGAAGAACGACTGTGCAGGGGTGTTGCCCGTGAAGTAACCCGCGCTGTAAAGGCCGAGAAGGAAGGTTTCGACCGCAAGCCGAACTCGGACCTGCAACGCCGACCCGTTGTTCTCAAACACGAACTGCTGCGTGTTGTTGAACACCGACTTCTCAAGGAACATAAACAGACGGCGCATCTGAATGTATGGGAACTCGCCGCCAATCTGAAGCGTCCGTGCGCCCCAAACGACCCGGCCCGTGGTCGGGAACTGCACCAAGTTGTTTACGCCGACTTGGTTCGTCACGCCTGCCTGATCGGGAGTCATGTAGAACTCCAAACCCGTCGAGAAGTTGAGCGTGCCACGGGTCGTTCCCGCAGGTGCCGTCGAAACATTCGCCGTAGCGTCCGTCCGAGCATACACGCCCAAGATGTGACCGCCCGGAGGCTGCAACACCTCCGTCTCCGAAACGGGGTCGATGATGCGAATGTGCGGGTAGTAGAGGGCCGCACGCGACGAGTTTTTGGCAAGCGTCAGTTGCTTGTAGTTGACCGCCTGTGCATTCGTCAGACCGCTCGGAACCGACAAGATACAGAAGCGATCCTTGCGCGTCTCGCAGTAGTCCACAAGATCCTGCGACACCAAGTAGTCCGTCTCGAAGTCGGGGATACAGATGTTGAGGATGCTCTCAACGGTGTTGAGCGAGTAGAGGCCGCTGTTGCTTGCCGCCAAAGCCGGGGCAGACACCACCGAGCGCGTCAACGCAGAGCCGTCCGAACCACCCGAAAGCGTGACAGAGGCCGAAGTCGCAGCGGCAGGGTTGTAGTAGGTTACAGTCTGCACGCCCGCGCCCGAAGGCCCACGCGCAGGGTTGTCCAAGAACTTCCAAGTCAACGACAGCGAACCAACCGAAGTGGGCGATCCGTAGTCAATGGTGTTAGAAGCAGACGGGTCGAGAACAATGTCAACCGCCGTTCCCGTTCCAAGATCGGTGATGTTGCCTTCACCATCGTCGGCAATCAGAACCGTTCCGATAGCGTAGTTGATCGGCTCCAAGTTAGAAGCCGTCTGAAGCGTAACCGTTGCAGGGTCGAACTCGGGATCGGGATTGCCGCCGCCTGCTACAAGCGTGATGGTAGCCACAAGGTTTCCACCCACAATCGAAATGCCCGATGAAGCACTCACAACGTTACCCGCAACGAGCGTTCCTGAAACCGTGAAAGTGTCGGACGACGAAACATAGGTGAAGGTCTGATCGGTAAACGCGACAGAACCGGCAACATTGCCGCTTGCTTTCGCAACCAAGATCGTTCCGTTCAAGTCGGTTTGTGCCGTCGTAAGCGTAACGGTGCCGCGACCCGCTGCAATGTCCTGCGCAATCGTCTGATAGGCAGCCGGGAGCGTGTAGGTCAGCACCAAGTTTGCGCCGCTCACCGCAAAGGTCTGCCCGACGACAGGCGTAGCGGCAATCGTGTTCTCCAACGCGAAGGAACCCGTCAGCGAGAACGGGGCCACATCATTCGCAAGCGCGTAGGTGAACGAACGAACCGTGCCGTTGTAGGCAGGAGCCGAGGTCACAGCCGCAGCCGTCACAGGCACGCCGTTGAAGGTCGATACGCCCTCGTTGTTGCCCTCAGCGGTCACAGACACATACTGCGACCCGGTAACTTCGTCGTTCAACACAGTCGCAATGAACGAAGTGCTGCTTGGATCCGTGAACGAGATAGCGTCAAAGGTTTCAAGCACGGAGTTGGAGTTCGCCGTGTCCACAATCTGCACCACATAGCGGGTGTAGGTCGCGGTGTTCACCGTGTAGTAGTTGGGGTCGCCCGAAATGGCCACCACATAGTCGTCGCCACGCGCACCCTCCCACTTCACGTCGAACGAGAAGGTCTTGTAGTCATAGGCAGCGGTAAAGACTGCCGCAGATAGCGTCGAACCCGCAGGGCCGCTGATCGTGATCTCGCCCGAAGCGTAGTCAATGGTGCCGCTCAAGCCGACAACCGCGCTAGTCAGAACGCCCGAACCGTTGTCGGTCAGCGTTCCGTTGGCCGCGGTACCGCTCGTAATCACAATCGAGACAGTCGAAGGCGCAACCGGGGTCTTGTCCGTGCCGTTCGCACCCGTGAAGGCGGCGAAGGTCGCGGTCAGCGTGCCTGCATCAGCCGTCAAAGCCTCGCCCGTCTTGGGGAGCGCAATGTAGCCTGCCGCAGCCGTAGCATCGGTAGGCGTAACGCGCACCACTACAAGGTTCTGCCCGCCGTTCTGAAAGAAGGCGTAGGCCGAGGTCGTCATGCGCGAAAGCGAAGTGAACGAACCGAATCTGCCAACATAGTCCGTGAACGAGGTCACAGCCGTAGGCGTGTTGGTCGGCCCCTGCAAGGAGCCGCCAATCATAGAGCCAATAGACGGAGAAACGCCGTTGATGCCAACGGCATTGCTAGGCACTTCCTCGATGTAAACGCCGGGATAAGTGTAGGTCGGCATCGTCAACTCCTATCAAAAGTTTAGTCGGTTTCAGTCTTGGCAAAGCCACGCCGCTTGCGCAGAGGTGCAACCACAGATTCATCGGAAGCCGCTTCAACTTCAACAGGTTCGTCAGCAGGAGCATCAACCACAGGCTCACTAGGAGCATCTTCCGCAACAACCGAGGCTGCTACGGGTTCGTCAAGCACAGCATCGGCAGACTTGGGAAGCGGCGCATCTGCTACCACCTTCGCCTTCGTCGTCAATGCCGCCTTGCCCTCTACGAAAGAATCAGAGAACAAATGGGGCTTCTCAACCGCGACCTGCGCAATCGGTTGCGCGGGAACGAGGTCAACCCCATCCTTGGGCGCACCCGTGCGGCGCAGCACCTTGCCAAGCCGCTTGAAAGACGCGCTGTTCTCGATGCTCGAATCAACAAAGATCGTGGAGTATGGGCGGGCTGCGACAACCTCGCCCTTCCCAATCGGGATCGAGAGAATGGTGCTTCCGGTGTAGTAATACCAAGCCATCAACAATCCTTGTGCCTTGCCGCGATCTCGGCGTTGATCCGAACATTCGTCTCAATCGTGCTAACCTGTATGCCAATGTTGGGCAAGGTTGTCACGATCTTATCTTCAGTTGTCTGCGCTTCCAAGTCTAACTCTCCGCGAATGCTAAACGAGATCGTCCAAGAGATCGTCCGGTCGGCTATGTCTGCCAATTCTGAACCGTCCGATACCGACACCTCGCCCGCATCGTAAAGACGCTTATCGCCTAAACTATCAAAAACTGCAACAGAGAAAAAAGGTGGCCTACAAACTTTCAGAACGCTCATCAACAACGGGATGCCCGTGTTCTGCGTCCGGGCATAGACCTGTATGTCGTAGGAAATGTCGAACGGGGTCGGCAATGGTGCAGACACATACTTGTTGTAGCCTGTAAGAACCTTGCCCCCGGATTGGATCATCACCTTCTTGGCATCAGGCGCGACTGTTCGCTGATAACCGTAGTAGGGAGACCGCTCGAAAGCAGGTGTCAGATCGTTACGGCGCACCACAACGCACGGCAACCGAAACTGCTGAAACACATCTTCGGGAATCGTGAAGAACACAGGCACATACGGGGCGTAGTACGGCACATCGGTCGTCAATGACGGAACCGAGAGAGCATACGCCTTCCGGGTGTCGCTATCGATCTGAATGTCGATCAACTGCGAGCCGAGCGTGAGTATCATACCCCGGTCAAAGTCCTTTAGACCGACCGTGCCAATCGCGCCCATAGCCGCACCAAAGAAGCGAGGTTAGTCGTCCTCTTCCTCGTCATCCATCTCTTCCTCGTCGTCCATCTCACCGCAGTCGCCTTCGCACTCGGCATCGCCGCAACCGCAGTCCTCTTCGCCGTCCATCTCGTCCATCTCCTCTTCCTCGCTCTCCAAGACGGAAAGTTTGTGGAGCAACTGAACTTCAATGTCGGCAAGGGTAAGGTTCAACTTCTGAATGTCCATGACTAACCTCTCCATAGGAAGATGTGCCTGACCTATCCGCCCTTTGCATAGGGCGCAAGTTTATCCTGCACCTTATCGTCATACCTGCTCGTTTCGTTTGATGCAACCTTTTTGTAGAGCGGAAGATCGAACCCGATTTCCTTCCCGGTCTGAACATACTCGATAAAGGCCTTCTGAAGATCGTCGTAGGCAGTTGCCATCTCCGCAAGCGCGGGTCGCCAATGCGGAAGCACAGGCCCGCCGTAGCCGAACTCCGCACGCAACACCGAATACCCAATGTCGTCTATCACGCTCACGCTGTCGGACGGCTTGGTGTTGGTCCTCACCGCATTCTCCCTCAGACCTGCTTCCTTCAAGTCGAACTCGATCCTTCGTCGGTTCACCATAATCCGGTCATGCAAGTCCTGTTCTTCCTTCTCCGTGATCGTTCGCGCAATCACTTGCGCGTCTGCTTTGCTTGGCATCGTTGGCACCATGTATGGAGGCCACGGCTGATACTTCGCCAATGCACGAACCCACTTTGGACTCTTCTCATGCGGCTTGAATAGGAGTGCTGTCTTTCGGCCCTCCGTTGCAATGTTCAACTTGCGGGGCTTGTTCTTGTAGAGCAAGGCAATCCCAACCTCGTCGCCCATGCCCTCCACAAGCACGACTTCCAAGTCCTCTGCGTAGTAGCCCACTCCGGGCAGACTAGGCGCACGTGCCTTCACGCCTTCCTGCAAGATCTTGGCCGCTCCGAGCAGAAACAACTCCATGCCACGCTTGATCCGCTCCGGCATTTCGGAAGCAATCTCGTTCGCTGTCTTTATCGCATCTTCGGTCAGATAGATCGCAGGCATACCGCCGCCCACCACGGGCTGTCGATACTTGAAACTACCCATGCTTTAGATCGGGCTTCTCGCCCGTCACAAAGCGCGGAGCCTCGCCTTCAGGGGAGTATTGCATTAGCACTTCTAGCCCCTTCTCCGATGCGCCGACCATGAGGCTATCGGGGGTAGTCACGGCCACGGTCGAAGGCTCCCCTGTGGCGAAGCAGAAGGCTAGTAGGTTGCCCTTCAGCGGCCCCTCATACTGCGGGAAGCCCCTGCCCCCTAGAGGCCCACTACAAGGGGTCTTATCATAGACTGCCTTGCAGCCGTCCATGCCCCGCTCCGCCCCCCACCAAAACTTCTCGCAGGTGGAACACACGAACGATACGCCGTTCGCCATAGCGAGAGCGGGGTTCCTACGCATTAGGCGTTGCGCTGCCACCGCGCAGCACGCTCGGCCTCTGCCGCTTCGAGGATTGCCACGGCCTGCTTGTAGTCGGCCACCGCACGCTCAAGCGTTTCAATCAACTTGCGGTCGATCATGAAGCAGTCAACCTTGTTCATCGCATCTTCCAACCGAGCGCGACCACTCTCCAACACATTCCCGTAAACCTTGTTCATTGCCGTTCTCCTATGCTTGGACAGGACCTATTCCTGCCCTTCAATGCGAGCATTCTAGCAGACTATCACACGCCGTCAAGTACCTTTAGATCTTCTCGTCAAAGTCCGACTGCGCAATCCCGTCCAAGATCTGATCGATAATCCGGTCAAGCACATCGTTCACATCTTCCGCTTCCTCATAGAACGAGGAAGGGAGCAGACCGTGAGAAGTGCCAAAGACCTTCTCGGTTATGTCTCGGAGCGGCTTATCAATCGCTACGCCCACTACCTCGTCCACAGGCGAAGCCAACGCACCAATGGCCTTCAGAACGCCACCCTGAAACAGATGCGCTACCGTTGCTCCAATCAATGCCACCTTCACAAGATCAACTGCTTGGTTGATCGCCCGGTCACGGTCAGCCTTGTAAACCTTCTCTCCGCGCAAAGCCTTTCCAATCGTCTCCTTGAGGTGCTTCGTCTCTTTGACCTCCTTGCGAACTGCACCTTTGAGATACTTTCCAAACTTCTTCCGTGCGGCCGGGTTCGTTATCAAGTCCTTTGCAGCCACGAACGGGTGCGCCAACTGATGACCTACATTCTTGGCCATTGAACGGAACTTATCCTTCCAATCCACCTTGGACTTCTCCACTTCCGCCGCCGCCTTTTCAGCCTTTGCTGCGGGCGTGCGCTCATGCTCTGCCGCCGCGTTTTGCTGCGCACGCTTCATGTTCCAAAGGTGCGTTGCTTGCGGATTTCCACTCACAGCCTGCTGCTTCTTGTTCAGACCAATCATGTTCTGACCGACACGAATACGGCGAACAACCTCGGTGTCCTTGTATTCGACCAACGCAACAAGATCTTCCGCTAGTTTAGATAGGCTCATAGCACCACTCACGGAATCAATCCGCCTTCTGAAACAAACTTTCGGTTCGGATCGAACTTCTCACGACGCCTCAATAGCATCTTGTATCCGACCACATTCACGGTGTCTACAAAGTTGCCCCCGGAAGCCGCATTGACCACATCAAAATACTGCCCCATGCAGAACAGAACGTCGCCTTCCTTCGGGATTTTAGCACCAATGCGCTTCTCCCATTCGTTGTAGGCAAAGTAGGCTTCCGCATCGAACTCGATAACAAGACCTTCATCACGCACAGACGGATCCCGGTTGTCCATCTGCTGATAGGTGACTGCGCCTACGAGCGAATACTGCGTGAACGACCAACTAGGTGCAGGCTCACTGTAAAGCGGATCTACATTCGCTCCGCGAGACAGCACATAGTAGTCAATCTGCTGACCAAACAGGTTGATCCGTTCCTCTTCGTAGAAACGGTAGAGGTTCAACTCACTAGCGTTTCCGCCGTAAAGTGCCACGGATCAACCTGCTAGGTGCATTGTTTACTTGGCGCGAGTTGCGGCACCCTTGCGAGCAGCCCAAGCCGGAATCTGACCATCCCAACAACGGCGACCGAAGTTGGCACCCGACCCTGCCGTGCGCGAAGCCCGGCCACACGGCAACTTGGTAGCGGCAAACTGCAAACGACCGTCCTTGGTACGCTTGTCACGCGCCTTCAAGCGAACCGCGTTGTAGTTGCTGCCAAGCGAAAGCGAACCCGAAGGCAACTGCTTGTCGCCCGCAAACTTGCCATCATCGGGAAGGTGCAGGACATTGCCCTTGTTGACCAACTCCTTGTTGGAAACACCGCCGTAGCGAGCCTTCTCACCCTTTGCCTCGGCCATAAGCCACTCAAACTGATCAACATCTTCTTCGACAATGTGATCGTAGATGCTCTCCAAGAACTCGTAGAAGATCTCAGGCTTCGTCTCGCGCACGTGAGGCGCAAGACGGACAGCATACTGACCAACACCATAGCGGCGATCCACGGTCGAGTCGTAAGTGACCTCGCCACGCTTCAAGCCCAACTCCTGCGCAACCCGGTAGGCGGCGAGAGCGGTGCTTCGATCATCAAAGAACACCGAAATTTCGGAGTCCGAGCGGTTCTGATCTTCTGCCAAACGATTACGGATACCCATGATTTCTCTAGCCTCCTGCATAGACAAGTTACGCTTTTCAGCCGGGTCAAAGTAGGCCCGGTTGGTGTAGTCATAGTAAAGAACATTACCCGTGTGGTAACGATAAGGGCCGCTCAAACCCGTCTTGCGCGGGTGGTTCACCTTATCAATCGGCACCACATACATCCCTGCGGCGTTGTAGTTCTCTTGGATTGTGTGGTGGTGGTGAGCCGCAACATCCTTCGCCCGGTCGTCAAACTCGGTCGAAATCTGCGTCGTGTAGTCGGCCATTGCCTTCGCACGGGCATCACGCACTCCGTCCAAGTGCTGCATCCAATCCTCATGCGCGTCAATGCCTTCAAGAAGGACATTGGTGCTTGAGATAAAGTCAAACATTGATCGCGCCATCTTCAACTCCTGTTCAGCCAACGCTATCCCGTAAAGAAATTAGCAGGTGGGCGCAAGGACAAAATCTGATCCCTAACAGTATCACGAATCATGTCTGCATTGGCAAGAAGATCTGCACCATTGAGCGTGATCGATCCTGTTGCGCTCGGCCCGTCTGCATACTTGCTCCGAACATTGCCCAAGATCGTCATTGCTTCGGCCAACGCATACTTGCGAATCAACCGATACTCGTATGGCCGAACCTTCCCCAAATCCATCTCGTCCACCATGTAGACAACAAAGACATTCGTGCCAATGTCGCCGCTCGTCGGGTAGATTCGCAACTTCTTTGCCTGCCAATCCCATTCCCAATCTCGGTCGGCAGACAGAATGCGCCGGGCTTGCTCAAGGTACTGCATTGACTGAACAATAGCGGAGTAACCACCACCACTGTAACCGCCTCCGCCGTAGCCACCGCCTCCGCTGAAACTGTATGGGCTCAACTCCACGCCCGCCCAACTAAACTGATCGAACAGGCCCGCACGATGAATGTCAAAATGGCATTCGACCACCGAAAGGCAGTCCTCGGCAACATCAAACGCTCCGCCGTCCGGCTGAATCGTTAGCACCTTGTTCTTCATCTGACCGATAAGGCCCATGAACCACAAGTTTGCTTCCGAAATGGCATCATTATACTGATCGTCAGTCAACTCAACTGCCACCGTGGGCGCACCAAGATTTCGAGCGATAAACCCCTTGATCTCTGCTGCGCTTTGCGGTGTCGCCATGCTTACTTCCCTTCCAAGACAGGCTTGATTGCTTCCTGCAACTTGACGATCCGACCATACACTTCGGTATCCTTCACGCCAACTGCCTTGAACGCACGCATAGCAGCCTCGGAGATAGCAGACAACACCCGGTCACGGGCATCCTCGTCCAACTCTGAAACGCCCTTCAGACGCTTCTGCAAGTCCTTTGGAAGCGAGTTCACATCGACCTTCGCAGACGCAGTTCGGTCATCCTTCCGAACCTCCTTCTGCTTTGGTGCAGGCTTCTCGTCTGCCTCTTCAATCTTCCACTCCCAATCCTGTTCCATCATCCCCGCTTTCATCACGGACTTGTGATAGCGCGTGCCGTCCGGGTAGACGATCCAATCGCCGTCCACACGATGCAACTTGGGAAGTGCATTCGATTGCGCGGATTCTGACACAGCATCAGAAACAGGAGGGGCTTCCATTTCAGGGTCGAGTAGAACCGGCACCTCCGCAGCATCGGGGTCGCCAATCTCACTGTCCTCGGGCGGATCAGTAGGCAAGAACAGATACAGATCCGCATCATAGATACGGTCGGAGATAGCCTGCGAACCCCCGTGTTCCAAGTCGTACTCGCGCACTTGGACAGCACCATAAGGAAACACCTTCATCACCTTTCCTTTGGAGACGAACGTTCCCATGCGCGTGACAACGGCAACAGGCTCACCCAAACCTAGAGCCTCATAAGGGATCGCAGCATCAAGGGCTTCTTCGTGCAACATCTTATTCTCCCGTCGAAAGAACCCGGAGCATCTCTGCCTTTGTCGTGTTGTTGTAGACCAAACCAACATTCAGACCACGCGAAACGACCTCGGCCCACAGGTGCTTGCGGGTCATTGAAGTGACATCTGCTTCTGCAATCTCCGCTGCTTCCTCAACCAAATCCTCGATAGCCTGCGCCGATGCCACAGGCTCAGGTACAGGCTCGGATACAGGCTCAACCACAGGTGCAGCGGGAGCCGAGGCGGGAGCAGGAGTGGGTTCGGGTACAGTCTTTGGAACAGACTTGGCAAACGCATTGCCCATTGCCTCGGCAAACGCCGCCATACGATCCTTTGGTGGTTCAACGACAACCTCCTTCTGTGCAATCGGTTGCACAAGCGGAGCGGAATCTTGCTCAACCGGGCCACCCTTGATCAAGCCACCTGAAACCCACGCAGACAAGTCATGCTCGGTTTCAATCCAATGAGAAGTCGGAACAAGCACCATTTCGCCCGTTGCCAACTGAATAGGCCACACGCGCTTAGGATTACGATCATTCGAGATGTAACGGAACTTCATACTTCAACTCCACAAACAGAAAGGCCGAACCCCTTTCGAGGTCCGGCCCTTGCTCTAACCCCGAAGGATTAGTCGGTCAACTAGATACCGCCGACAGTGGGCATACCCTGTACCGTAATGGCACCATAGTACTCCGGGCGGAGCATCTTCTTCGCGTAGCGAGTCCGCAGACCCTTACGGAAGGTGAAATCGTCGGGATCAAGGAAGGTGGGCGTGACCTGAAGCGGGATGTACGGAGCGTACACATAACCCGCGTCGAGGAACGACGAACCCTTGAGGCCAACGAGAACATTCGGAACCGAACCCGTCGAAGAGGGGTCAAGGAACGGATCCTGATAGACCGTAAACTTGTTCATGAGCGTACCAAGACGGCTCACGCCAAAGTTGGAGTTCATCGGGCCGTAGGAAGGCGCAACCATCGGGTCGAGCGCACGGTTGACGATCATAAACTCGCCTGCCGTGGTCAACTGCGCGAGCATTGCACCAACCGAAGGGCTGACGACAATGAAGTTGGCCGGGGAGCGAAGCGAAGCGCGGTGAATCTGCGCCGACACCGACTCGATGATCGTGAGCAGACCGCGAATGCTGTCGATTTCAGAGAACTGACCGCCGTTGCCCGCAGTAGGACGGGTAGGCCCGGTCTGAAAGTTGTAAGTCGCGCTAAACTTTGCGCCCGTGATGAGGTCGGTGATGATCTCACGGTCGAGTTCAAGCGAGATTTCGTTCGCCATACCCGCGACCAACTCCGTCTCGGCGTTGAGGCCGTGGAAGGCACGAAGGTCGTCAACAGCCTCGGCAGACCAACGAGCCTTCAACTTGCGAGTGATCGCCGTGACGGTGTTGAGCGTGATGTCGAGGTTGATGTCCGGGATCTGCGCGACCTGATCGGTGTTGGCGTAGAGCGAACCATTGACCGCAGGGGCCGTGGTGCCGCTGACCAACTCCGAGTTGTAGTAGTAGGTCGAGTAGATAACCGACGAAGCCGTGGGCGGGAACGGCGTGAGGTCAAGCGTGTATGCGCCCGTGGTGTAGTCCACGGTGCCGCTGCAACCTGCTGCCGAAACAGCAGGAACGAGAACGCCGCTACCGTTGTCGGTGAGGCTGCGAAGGACAGCACCGCTCGTCCAATAGAGCGTGAGGACATAGCCCTTGCTCGCGTTGAGCGGCGAGAGCGGAAGCCACTTGTAGGGAATACGGTCGGTCGCGTTGGTCGCGTCGTTGAAAAGAACCTTGATGCCGTCCGTGGCCGTGGTCGGAACCTTCACTTCGTAGTCAACAAACTCCGAAGAGTAGTACTTCTGAAAGTTCTCGATGAGGTTGGTTCCCCCGGTCGTCGTACCCTTCGTTGCACCATACTTGTATTCGTAGGTGAAGATACCGCCAACGGCAGAGGTCATCGGCTGAACCGAGACAATCTGATTGGCGATAAGGTTGGGGAACACCCGGCGAAGGATGGGGAAGATGTATTTCGTGAAGGAACCAACGCCCGTCGAAAGCGTCTCCTCGTTCAGAGAACGCAGGTGCGTCATCTGATTCTCAAGGAGGATCGCAAGAACGCCACGGTTCCACGGATCGTCTACTCCCTCAAGGAGCGGCGACCACTTGGACGCAACCTTCTGAACGAAACCCGCATCTGCTGCGGTGCCACCACTCTGCTCTGCCAATAGCCGACGACTTTCCATTATTTACCTCGCTCGCTTGATGCCTGAAAGTTCAAGAAACTGTGCGTTTGTTACGCCACCCAACATTGGGTCACGCAAGATGTTTGGTGCAACTTCTTCCGTCATTGCTCCCGTGCTTACTCGGCCACGCTTCAACTTCCTAACCGCTTCCGAAAGGTCACGGTCACTAATGTCGTTCGTTCCGCTTTCGTCGATAATAGCATCAACGGCATCCTTGTCGTCAATACTTTCAATCATCTTCATCAAACGGCTTGCGTTCGTCATGCCGGAAGTCTTGCGAGCCTTGTAAGCGGTCATGTCAGACGACTTTGCCTCTGCATCCTTGCTCTCGGCCAAAGACCGATACTGCTTGGCAGTTTCAAGGGCTTCGGACACAGCCGACTTTGCCTCGTCCAACTCCGACTTGTGCTTCTGCACCAAAGCATCAATCTTGCTCTCAAAGCGTTCCTGCGCCTCTTCGTCGGCAGTCTCAAACGCTTCAATCTGTTCGGACGCTTCCTCGAAAGAAGCCTCCAACTCTGCAATCCGATTGCGCAGCGTCTCAACCTCGGAGGCGTGGTCCTCGTTCACGCGCTGCTGCCGCTCGGATACGATCTCGTCGTACTCCCCGGCAATGTCCTCCAATCGGGCCTGCAAAGCATCCCGACTGCTAAACGCGCTAATGTCGCCAAGCACCTTGCGGATACGCTCACCCATAGGATGCCCGCCAATCCGCTGCTCGACCACAAGTGCGTAGGACGCTCGACGCGCAATGTCCGTGGCCTTGTCCAAACTCTCTTTCATCGAGGCAATCTGCAAGTCGCGCTCGCGCACAGCATCACGAAGCGCAACCTCGTCGCCGCTGCCCGAACCGCTGAAGGTGCCAATAAGAGAAGCAATCTTCCCAAGCACCGCACGCGCTCCGCCAATCTCCGGGTCGGAACTAAACTCTTCCCGCAAACCTTCGGTCACACTCTCGCGCACGCTCACGATAGCCCCGGCCAACTGCTTCTCAAAGGCTTCGCGCATCTCGCTGCGAACCTTCTCTTCGTTGGCGGAAATCATCGCGCCAACGGCAGCCTCGGCATCACGCTTTGCAGCCTCCCGCTCACGCGAACGAAGGTCCTCTGCCAATTCAGGGAACTCGGCAAGGAAGTCCTGCTCCGCATCAATCTCGACATCTTCCGCGAAGATCTGCGGGTAGGCAGTTTTCATGGCAGGGTCGGCAACGAAGTCGAACGAACGCAGAACGAAGTCCTCGCCAACCATAGATGAACCGTCAGGCATAGCACGGGTCGAACCGAAGCCCCGGCTAGATACGCCAACCTCTGCACCACTATCAAGGATAGCCTTGAGAGTGCGTCCGTTCGGAGTATCCAAGATCTCGGCTTCGCCAATGACAACGCCGTTCTTGTCCACAGTCAACTTTGTGATCAAGTGACTGACTCGGCTCAACTTCGTCTTGCCATCGTCCGGGTGATCCAACTCACCGAAAGCGCGGCGCGAACCAACGCTTTCCTGCAACTTCTTGATCTCCCGCTCGTACACGCCACGCGGATAGGTGCGCCCGTTCTGCGTGGGAACATCACAACGCGCAAACTCGCCACGCGCAACCGTCTTGCCGCCTTCGCTCTCTTGAAGCGAAAGTTTGATTGGTGCTGCGTCAATAAGTAGTTGCTTGCTCATGCGATCTTCCAATCCTTGAACTTGAACGGTGTCCGGTCAATGCCGATGCCCAACTCTGCTCTGCGACGAAACTTCGGGTCTACCTTCCGATCCGTCTTTTTTCCGCTCAACCTAACATCAGCCCTAAAGCCTTCCATGCCTGCCACCTCACGCCGACCACTTGAATAAGCGGTTCGACGCTTCCGCTTGGCCTCTACTAGCCGTTTCCCAAGTCGTCAATCTGTTCCAAGCAACGCGCAATAACCTTCAGCGCAGGGCCAAAGGCACGCTGCGGGTCGCTGTTCTCTGCGAGAAGCGAACCCTCCATCGTCTCGTATGCGCTCTCAAGGACATTGCCAACATCAGAACCGAGGATAGCCTCAAGCAGGCTCATAATGCGAGCAACACGCGACACGGTATCGCCGTAGTCGCCGTACTGATTGCCCTCGCCAAGAATGCTGTTCAGTTCAAGCACCAACCCGTCACTCATGTCGTCTGCGTTCTGCGGGCGGCGGTTGTTCAACCTTGCAGACTTTGCATCGAATCCACGCACCTTGCGCTTCAACTCAATGCGAGCACCCTTGCCCTTCTCGTAAGTGTTCCGCTTTCCGGCAGTACGCTTATCGTACCGAATCTTCTTGCGAGCAGAACGGAGCGCGTCGGACTTCTTGACCTTTACAGCCCTACCGTCAACCATGTGGAAGCCCGGAGCAGCCTTCTTCTTGCGCTTGCCCATCTTGTCAATGGCATAGATAATCTTGCGCGACTCAAGGATAGCCTTGACGACCGCCTCAGCAGCCTCGGCAAGATCAGCGTCACCTTCCGGGAGTTCCTTCTCACGAAGGCCGTCAAGAAGATCGTCCAAATCGCTTTCGGACAGCGCGTTGAAGTCGAGGTCTGCAATGCGGCTCAACAACTCCACCGTCACCACGGGGCCGTCAATGGGGTCAGCCGTGATAGCCGGGACGCTGTAAAGGCTCTCGTCAAGGCGGTTGCTAGACAGGCGGTTCAACTCGTTGACACCCTTATCCCACCCAATCTTGGCGAAGTCCTCGCTCAAACTGCGAACAATACGATCCTGCATGGCTAATCTCCCTTGATGGTGCTTTCTTGAATAAACCGCCGCATAACTTGTAGCGACTTTACTGTGTCAGCGAGCCGATCATGCACTTCCGCAAGGTCGGCTAGGTGTTCTTTCCGGGCCAAAGATAGGGCTTTATTCCCCCTATCTAAGATCACGCTACATTCTGTCTGCATACTTGCCAAGACATTTTTCACGTTCCAACCTCTAGCGTCAACGCTTTTGGGGTCAACAACTTTCAACTCGTTGAAGATTTCTTCTGCTAGGCCGATCAGGGCACCCACGGATGAGCGCAACTCTTGGTCAAACCCTTCGACCTTCTTCGGAGGCAAGGCACCATAACGGGTCTTGGGAACCCTGTTCTCGTCATCGCGGATTGTTCCATGAGCCATGCGGCGAATGTCTTTACGGTTCGCTTCGTAAAGCGTCTCCCAATGCAGCGGGTTCTTGCCCGACTCCAACAGACCGTCACGCTCTTCCGAGAACAGATAGCGACCACCGCTCTGCATCAACTTCGCGGCTTGGTGCAATTGATTGCACGGCTTCCCGTTCAGCAGGGCATCCACAGCCTCGGAGATAGACCTGCTAATGTATCTGTCAAGGTTGTTCTCGGTCACAAGACCATCTTTGACCCGGTTGGAAATCACCTTCGGGCCGTCAGCATCCATGCGAACACCTAACTTGCGAACGCAGTCCTCGCCTTCTGCAACCACAAAGATACAGTCCGTGTGCGTGGCAAGAACTTCCACCTTCTTGTCAAGGTGTGCTTCCGCAAGAGCCTCGGCAGCGTCAAGCACGCTTTCGACCGAGCCACTACGCATTTCCGCAAACTTGTCTCCAACTACAAAAGGCTTCATCGGTTCCTCTTTCGGTTCTCTGTCAGAACGCCTCTGTTCCGTTTCACCAACCTATGCACTTCTTTTACAGTAGGTGCAAGGTCGTCGTAAAGACGGTCAATCGATCTGATAGACGCTTCCTGCGACTTGTGCAATCGATCATACCGCTCCTGTAACAACCGCAAACGCTTGTCAAGTTTAGCGAAAGATTCCGCTGCCGCAACTTCTGCACTGTCCTCTGCGGGTGCTGTGGCAGCAGGGGCCTCGCCCGTGGGCAACTCGCCCTGCAACTCAATCGCCCCGGCACCACCCATAGCATCCTGCGCGGCAGACATAACCTTTGCTTCGGTATCCGCTTGGTACATAGCATCGTCACGCACTTCGCTACGCTTCTCCTTCTGAATAAAGATCGCGTCATCCTTGCTGAAATCAAAGATGTGTTCCAAGATCCAATCCTTTGGAAGATACTCCACCAATGCCTGCGCTGCTCCCGCCCTTGCGTTCACTAACTCCAACTGCGACAACTCAAAGATCGTAGAAGAAGTTGTCATTTTCAGATCGTAGGCGATCTGATCCGGGTCGATGTTCAACGCCGCCAAGTGAATACGGCAGACCTTCTTGTAGCCGTTCCGAACTTCGCGCTGCAACCGCTGTATGGTGCGAGCAAACCGAACATCCTCCTGCGATAGCGAAGCCCGGCTCTCTCCACCATCGAATCCAAGATACCGTCGCGGCACCTTCAACGCCGAGAACAACTTGCTTCGGAAGTATTCTAGGTCGTCGGTCGTCTGATAGTCGGGGCCGCTGATCACGTCGATTCGTGTGCTGTCCTGCCCGTTCGCAGTTGGGATCCAAAAGTCCTCGTCTGCGGCGAGTGGGTTCATACGGAAGTCCAACTTTCCCGTGGAAGGGTTGTAGAACTTCCGCTTCTTGTAGCCTTGCTTGACCTGATTCACATAGGCCGTGCGCTGCTGCGGAGGCAGGTTTCCCGTGTCCACATAGAAGGCAAACCTAGCCGGGGCGCGGGTCAACTTGTAGATAAGTGCGCTGTCCTCGGCCATAACAAGGCGGCGGAAGATCCACCGCGCACTGTCTAGTACGCTGTACCCATAGGAGGTGTGAACGCGCTTGCCCTGCATTCGCCAATGCACCACTTCATAAGGCTCAAAGAATGTCACCCCCTGCGGCAACTTCTTGTTCTTTATGTCTGAAACAATCGTGCTTCCCTCGGCCAAGAACCGACCATCCATCGTCTGAATGAATCCGAGTAGGTTCCCCTTCTCATCTTCAATCCGCCGCATCGTAGGTGCAGGCAGATAGTTCAATCCGACCACGCCCGTATCGTTTGCCAAGATCTCTGCGTAGGCATTACCGTACTTTGCCAAGCCTCGCGTGAGCGCGTAAACATCTTCCTCCACGCGCAAGCGGCGCGTGATAAGGTCCTCTAGGATGCCACGAACAAGGCTGTCCTCGGCAGTCGGCCACATACACGCATTATGCCGTCCGTCCTGCACCGTAGCATCGTCGGCATACACATCTAGGGCCGAGCCGATCTCCGGGTAGTCGTCCATCTCTTCGTAGTCGGCGTACCGATACAGAAGCGTGTCCTCCAAGCGGAGGTTATCGGACAACTGATCGTATCCCGTATACCCGGCCATTCCGCCGCCGTCTCCACCGACAAACTGACTTTCATCATTCCCCTTCTTCAAGGAAATGGTGACATTCTCCTTGTCTGCGTCGAACCACTTGCTGACTCGGCTTGCAATGTTGGATACAATACCCATTGACTAACCCATAATGAACGGCAACGGCATACCCGACAAGTCCTGCGCAATTGATTGCATCGAGCCTTGCGGCACCATAATCTTATTGCTCACCCAACTGTCGCTATCCCTTGTTTCGAGGTCGAGGTCGGGCATCACAACATTACTCAATCTTGCGCCTTTGACAAGGGCATAGACCATGCCTGCCACGGCATCGGCAACATCCTTGGTGCCTGCAACCGGGTGGTCTACCTTGCCGCGAACCTTGTCATACTCCAAGGTCCTCAACTCTGTGACGAACGGATCGTAGCGGTAGAACTCAATCCGCCGCTCGTACAGCGCCGACTTCAACGCATCATAAGCGTCCATCGACCTATCCACCGACACCACTTCGGACTGAACCCCGTGCGCCTTCATCTGCTGAATCATCTCCGCAGATTGGTAACTGTCACAGGAGAACCCGGATAGGTGGAAGCCGTGTTCCATCAACTCGTAGACCATACGCCGAATGTCGGGCAGGAAGATCTGCTCGCCTTGCGGGGGGTTCACACGCAGCATCAAGTCGATAACAATGTATGGTGCAACATCGGTGTATTCTTCACCGTCAGGGCCGCGACGGACGACTTCCACCCACCGATCAATGTGGCCCATAGCAATCCCGGTGCTGTCTCCCGATAGCGAAGGGTCAATGTGAACATGGCGAGCCGTCTTGGGATTCCGAAGCGGTTGCCAAAAGACCTCTTTGTAGCCCCCCGATAGTTTCCGCTCACCCTTCCTACACAGCGCAGGCCAAACAAAGCCTGCACCACTACCGTAGTCGTATTCCATCGACTCAAACGGATGCTGCATTTCATTGTTCACGCATTCTTCAATCCGACCAATGCGGTTGATAAACGCCGAGATCGCGTGCGTACTGATACCCGCTATGTCGCGTATGCCGTTCTCCAAGTCGCGGTCAAAGTCGTCGTAGTATTCGATAGGCACCTCGATGATGCGGCACTCCTGCTCTTCCAACCAACCACGGTCAATCCCGTCTGCCTCGGCCTTGTCCTTGATCACCCGGCTGTGAACCGCGCTGTTCCCAATCAGAACCCAAAACTTTGCGCCGTTGAAGTTCTGCTTCGGCTTCACGTCCCATGCTGCGTAGTCGCGCACGAACACGGACGGGTCACTTGCCGAATCACGAATCTTTCGGTTCGTGAAACTGTCAATCGTTGCAGCCGACGATGCCAAGATCATCAGCCCCGGCAAGTCTTGTGGTGCCTTTAGGAAACGGGATTTGATACGGCGAACGATAGATGCGTACATCTTCTCGGCCAAGTCGTACTGCGCAACTGTTGCCTTCTTGCCCCCGTTCTTACCGATAACCTGACCCTTCGACACCATGAAGTTCGCTTCGTCCATCGCCCCGCCAAGGACATTCATGCCCAAGATACGCTCGGAGAAGCACGAACCGATGCTCAAGTTGATGTTGTTGGGAAAGAAGGTGTTGTCGGAGCGGAAGTCCGGCTTGAAGCATTCCATAAAGTAGGGAGACAACTTGATCTTGTCGTCCACCGACGATTTCATAACCTGCCGTGATAGGTGCAGCGACTTGCTCATAAGCGCAATCACGATCTCCGAACCGAGCGACAACCCATAGGCAGACTGCGGAGCGCGGAGACAGGACAACTCGTAGAGCAATCGGCAGACAGCGAACGAGATAAAGGTCGTCTTGCCGTAACCAATGCTGCCCGTCATTACCACTTCCCGGATTGAAGGGGTCTCAAACATTTCGATCAAGTCCTCTTTGATGCGAGGATACAGCGTTTGGCTAGACGCACCCATGTAGTAGGGGTCCTCCAAAAACTGACGCACCGAAACAGGCTTCCGCAGCCAACGATTGTCGTTCATGTAGTCAAACAGATCACCATCACCCTGCGTTGCACTGACGAGCATTGCCTTCACCAACTTGCGTTGGGCAGGGGTCAACTCGGACAACTGCTGCATAAGCAGCGCCCGGTCCTCGCCTTTGGTGCGCTCCGATCTGTGACGACCATCTGTGCTGAAAATCATTCTTGCTCCGAGTTCTCGCTAGGCTCAATCTCAAAGTCCATGTCAAACACATCCCCGTCCAACGCAGCGAGCGCACGGGCAACCGCCAATGCCTTGCCACGGCTCACGGGGTCATTCGCTGCCTGAACAATGTCCACATCATACTTCCCACTCACCGTAGCACCCAACTCCGGACGTAGCATCATGGTGCCAAGATTGCGCCCGCCATCCATGCCCAAGTCCATCTTGATCTCATGCCGCCGCATCAACAGGCTAGATGCCTGCGCAATTTCCTGCGTCATGTTCTTGTTCAACACTCGGCTCGCCTTCTCAAACTGAACGCCGATCTCGATGCGCTCCCGCTGCAAGTGGTAAAGTTTCTGCAACTCCTCCAACTCGTCCACCTGCTTGTCGATCACCACCTTCGCGTCCCGGACCACCGAAGGGAGCAGCCGTTCCGCTACCTCCATAGGCTTCAAGTCCTCGCGGTAGCGGTACAGCGTGGTCACAAGGCTGTCGTGCGTCAGATCGTTGCATTCGCTACGCTCTTCCTGCAACCACTTCGCAATGTCCGGGAGAGAGTAGCCATGCTTCATGCGGCTATCCATCTCGGCCCGTGTCTGAACCGCTATGTCCATTATCCGCTTGTGCCGCTGCTGCACCTTTGGCCTATCTCGGCGGAAGTCACGCTTGTCGTCGTTACCCTTCTTCAGCATCTTCGTCACCGTTCAAGTCCACAGCCGCTTCGTAGTTGTTCGCCAACGCCTCAAAGAAGTCGCCCGCATCTAGCCCGCGCTTCCGAACCTCGTTCATCATCTTCTCGATAGCCTTGAAAGCCTTGCTGTTCACCTCAACATACAAGTTCTTCTTCCCGCCCCAATCGAAGTAGATGAAGTGCTGATTGAGCGTTGCACCATACTTCTGATGTATCTGATAGATTATCTCGGACAGGTTATCGAGGCTCTTGGCATCCTTCGCCTTCGCCTCCAACTCGTCCTCGGCTTCCGGGGGCAGCCCGGCATCTCGGATAGCCTTGCGTGCGTGGCCAATCATCTTCCGCAGCGCGTCCTTGTCGGCAAAGCCCATAAGGTCGGCAACTGCGCTCGCCCCGTGCTTTGCAGCGACCTCCTGATACAGCGCGAGCATCTTCTCGCCGTTCATGCTGCCCTTGATCGCGTTGAGCCGAACCGTCTCCAACTTCTGACGCTCTTCGTCCTGCCACTTCGGGTCGGTCAACACGACACACGGAATGGTGCTGTAACCGATCATCTTGCAGGCCAAGTGCCGGTGGTGGCCTCCGATAATCCGATACCGACCGTCACCATTCGGAACCACCTGTACCGGGTCGATCATGCCCCCTTCCTCGATGTTCTGAACAAGCCGCTTGAACTCCTTGTCCTTCATCTTGTTCGGGTTCCAATCCGCCGCGTCCAACAGGTCGATCCCCAACTCCACATAGTCTCCCGCCAACGACGACATTCTCATCCTCCGCGCAATCGATTGCACTCTCGCCACCACAACATGGTGCTATGTTAGTCTTACAGCGAACGCATTGCGTGTGTCCATGCACAAAGACTACTGTGCCAACATTCCCGCACCATTCGCAACGCCGCATCGAGCCTCCAAAAACGAAACGCCCCCGCGAGACTGTGGCTAGGTCAAGCGGGAGCGTCAAGCGGCAGAAACGGATTACTCCGCGTCTCCCGCAATCTCGTCAAGCAGGTCGGCACCGAACACAACCGCATCTGCCTCTTTGTCGTAGGCCACAAGACGCAGCCCGGACGACTTCTCAAGCCGCCGCAGCACGCCGAACAGGTCGTCGTCAGCAGCATTCGTGGCGAGGAAATCGGAACAGATAAGGTCGAGCGCGTGACCCTCCTTATCCGTGTTCGCAAGCGACTTCGCCTTCGCAAGCGCAGCCTCGACATTCGTTGCCTGCTCAGGGAACAGCGCAAACGCCTTCTTGCCCGGCTTTTCGGGAGCCGTAGGACGGTCGGCCTTCCCGTCAATCGGTGTCTCGTCGCCACCCTTGCCGCCCTTCAACTCCGCGACCATCTCGGCGTAGGTCAGCCCCTCAAGGCGGGCCTTCCAATCGGCAGCGTTGTCGTCGGTCACAATACCGATCAACTCCTTGGCCTTCGTCCAACCAAGCCCCTGCACCCAAGCCTTCACTTCGGGCTTCATCTTGCCGAACCAATCTTGGATTGAAACCAAGTATTGCGCCTTCCGCAGCGCAAACTGCAACTCCGATTCGACATACTCCTTCCAAGAGGAATAGCCCCACGGAATGTAGTAAGAACCCTGATAGACCTCGTTCAAGGTCTTGGAAAGTTCCCAATAGGATTCTTCAACCTTGTTGCGAAGGTCGAGGACCTTCTGCCGGGCTTCGGAATGCTCCTTGCCGCCCTGCATCACTACCAAACTATCACTCATTCCACTTCCTCCAATGTTGCCCGCCGCAACCATTCTGCGACGAGATAAGCGTCTGCTTCGTCGTTGTTTCTAACCGTCAAACCCGCATCTGTCAAGACCCGTTGAGCGTGTTCGTAGGACTGTTGCTTTGTCGCGTTGCCCTTGCCGAGCAGCATCTTCCGGTAGGACGAAGGCGAAACCACCTTTGGGTACAGGTGCAAAGACAAGTGCAACTGCATCTTCACGCAGCCATGCAACTCCCCTAAGTCGTTCTGCGCTCCCTTTGCACCAAAGGCGTAGTTCTCAATCGCTACCTTCGCTTCGCCACCCTTGTCGAACGCCTCGGCATGGTAGACCCGGACCTCCTGAACAATCCGCTGCGTCAGGCCCACCAACCGCTCCACCTTCTGCTTCATCGTTGCACCACGCTCAAGTGATGCGCCGAACGAGCAGACCTTGACGATAGTGCCGTCTCCACGGACTACCGCCAACCCGGTGTTGCGGAGCGATAGGTCTAGGCCGATGGCGTAAAGCACGCGACCTTCGCGGGGCAATACTTGGCCCGTTCGCTGCCCTTGCCACGGCACTCGGTCAGTCGGGCAGGCTTGTGGCCTTCGTCCAACGCCTTCACCGTCTCAAGCAAGGTTGCTTTGATGCTCTCGATAATAGCCTCGTCGCGCAAGATCTCATGCTCGCAAAGCATCTCGTCAAACCGCCCGAAACGCTTGCAAAAGTAGACGATCCGCGCCCGCTTCAGCCCGCTAAACCACAGATACGCCTGCGCTTGCAGCACGTGTTCTGCCTTTGGCGAGCCGCCATTGTCGGGGTCTACACGCGCAAAGCCCGTTTCGTTGATAGTCTTCAACTCAAAGATTTCGGGGTCCTCGCCCGGCCACACTAGCACACCGTCACAGTGGCCCGTGATACGGAACGCTTCGTTGCGGAACGACAACTCCACATACTCGTAGTCGTCGCTGTCACCGCTAGGCATAGGAGCCCAACTGTGCGCCAAGCATTCGCCGTTGTGACCGAACGGTAGGCTATCGCCCTTCGACACATAGCCCGTTGCACGATTGCGCCACCACCCTTGGAACACGCCCGCAGGAAGGCTTCGCAGGAACTCTTCTTGAAACTGCCTGTGCATGGCCGTGCCAATGCCGAAAGTCCAACCCAAGTCTGCGTCAACTTCAAGGTCTAGGCTAAACGCATTCTGCATTGCGAGCGCGTACATACGGGGGCAAAGCCTCGGCAAGCCCGATGCACGCATCCAATCGCCCGGCTTCGGAGGGGCAGGATTCGCAGCCCGTTCTAGGCCAACCCGCAACGCATCCCGTAACTTCTTCGACCCCGCATGAACGACACGCGGTTTATTCTGTTCAGCGATTATCCGACCCAACATTATCAACCTCCACTTTTGGCTGTTCCGTCAACATCCGTTCAACATCGAACCCGATACGAACAATAGACGCATCAGCCGAACCCGCACCGTAAAGGCTCGTTTGGTTGATCGTCCAAGCGGGCAGGCCGCTAAACCCTTCGCCCTTGGCCAAGTCCTCCGTGACCTCACCCGCAGTCATAGCCCTGATAGTCTTGACTGTCAACAAGGCATACGGGCGCGTGTTCTCGCCCTCCCGCACGCGAGCAACAATGGTGCTGCCAATCTCATACGGGCAGTTCGCCATGCGCCGGGACAATGCCTTGCAACGCTTCCGCAACAACCCATACGCTTCTGTATCTGTCAATGTAATCGCCAACATCGGAACCTCTCCTCCTAAAAGCCACACCGTCAAACGGCGCAGAAACAACTGCCACATCAATCTGTATGCACCATACAGTAACCTATTCATCGTCTTTGTCAAACAAACGCTTGAACACGCTCATAGGAATAGCCACCCAATGAGCCTCCAAAACAGGATCCTCGTGGCCTTTGATCTCTATCGCAAGCGCAGGTTCCTTCCCGGCTGCCATTGCTTCCTTGGTGATCTTTGCAAGCCATTCACCCTTCACCGATAGCGAAGCGTGGATCGTTTGCTTGCACTCGATCAAGAACCGATCAAGGTCGTGGGCGTTGTTGGTGCGCTGTATCACATCCCCCTTCGCGTAGATGCTACTCCCGCTGCCGGGCTGCACTCTCCCTGCCACCGACTGACCCACGCGCATTTCTTGCTCGTTGGGCGACCTTGTGTGCTGACTGAAAACCCTCGGTTGGAACCTTGCCACGCAACAACCTCCACTCTTCCACTGTGAACTTCAACAACTCAACCTTGTCGCCACGCACCACATACACTTCTCGCGTCTCGCAGTACCGGCACTTATCGACTACATCACCGAACGCCGAAATGCCTTCCAACTCGTAGCAGGAAGCCTTGCCCTTCGCCGCGCAATGTGGGCAGCATGGGTCGTCCTTCTTGCGAACGAACACAAACACCGTTGCCACGGTCACTACCGCGCAAACTGCCACCGCTAGCGCGTCTGCGAGCGATACCAAACTCATGCAATCATCTTCTTGCGAAGGAACGCCGTCAATCTAGCCCACTCCCTAGGCTCTTGCATAGCCTCAATCGCTGACTTCTTGCTCGTAAAAGTCTGCATCCCAAGCGTCCACTTGGCACCATCCTTTGCCAACTCCCCGTAACGCTCGCACAGGCTCACATACAAGTTCAACTGATCCACCCGGCCGCTGTCCAACTCCATCGAGTAACTGCCCTTTCCCTTCGGTGGTGCAGTCTTGTTCTTCTCAATGCTAAAGTTGATCCGAACCGACTTCGCTACCTGCAAGTCCTTATCGTCGCCGCCGATAGCCTCGACCTCTTGAATGTCGTAGCCGTTCGACCACAACTTGATCTCACACGACGACACAAACCCCTGACCCATGCCACCCGGCATCGTCTCGGGATTGCCAAACATAACACCAATCTTCATCCTCAACTGATTGATCCACAACTGCGTAGGAACCCGCCCAAAGTCGCGCCCCACCGAGTTCACGCTGCTCTGCGTCTTACGGCAAAACTTGTTGAGCAACCTCGCTTGCAAGCCCTGTTGCCACTTCTCCACGCTTTCCTCGACTTCCTTGCTCGGTGTCATCGCCGCAAGACTGTCCAAGATAAACAAGTCTACTGCACCTGTACGCATCAGGCTGTCGTAGATGTCGATCCCTTCCTCAGCCGTGTCCGGGCGAACATAGACAATCAGCCTATCGTCCAACCCCAACTGCGCCGCCCAACGCTTGTCATACGCGCCCTCGTAGTCGAACAACGCTACGCGGTACTCTTCGTAACTGTTCTCCGCATAGCCGCGACACCGAGCCGCATACTCGTCCTTCTTCTCCTCCGGATACTGACGCGGAACGAACAGGCCCTTCTGATAACAGTCACAATGCCCCTCTTGGTGCCATGTGACCTCTCCCGTAGTCTCGTTCTCTTCCTCGACTACCGTAGTCTCTACCTTCCGCAGACAATGCGCACACAACCGCTGCGCGTTGCCTGCCGTCCGATACGCAGTCGTCGTCTTGCCGCTGCTCTTGTCCCCGTAGAAGATCGTTGTCCGACCAACCGGGATGCCTCCGCCAAGCGAAATGTCCAACGACAAACTGCCCGTTTCCAAGCGCGGAATGTCCATGTGACGAACGCCCACGGCCATCGTTCCCGCACCATGCTGCTTGTCCACCGCAGCAGACAACTTCTTCAACGCATCTAACCTGCTCATTGCTTCCACCCTTGAAAGAACAAGCGGCAAGCAAGGCAACCCGCCCGGCTCACCGCTCTGTAACGCCCCTAGAAGCCTACGGGCTTGGCCGAACGCAAAGCCTTCAACTCCGCCTCGATGAAGCGGCCCGTGATGCCCTGAACCACCTTCAACGCCGTCTCAAACGGCACGCTGTCGGCTACGGGCTCGTCAACCGTCACGTCGAACCGCGCACTCTCATACGCCTTCAACGAACGGGTCATGCCGTAGGTCACTTTGATGCGCCGTGAACACAGATCGTCGGCATAGGTCAAAGGAACCGCTACACGGTCGCCCTTTGTGATCGAAGCCGTCTCACGGTCAAGGACTTCCTGCGCGATCCGCTTCGCGCAACCGATTGCGTCACCCCCGTTGTCGGCAAACTCAACTCCGCACTCCACACGCGCAAAGTTGAAGTCGCCAAGCGAGATCGTCCGACCGAGGCTCACGCTCACCGTCCGACCCTTCGCCCGACTGTGTTCAGTCGGCTCCGTTTCCGTGCCTTCCATTGTCCGATCCGAAACGCCGCCCGACTTGTGCTCGCGGCTAACCAATACCTGACCCGCTACCATCTGCATCTTGCCCTCCTGCCTTCTCGTCCAAACTCTTTGGACTTCTTCTAGGCAGGCGCAATACTAGCACAGATTCCCGCTCTGTCAATGGCAACGGCGATCTTCGCTCCAAAAACGCTAAACGCAACCCCGGCTACTGATCGGATCGGATCCATCCAAAAGTAGATCAAAACCTATGGTGCTGAACCCTTGTGCCTTGCTTCACTTCGTTCAGCAAGTCAGCGACTTGCTTCGCAAGCCGCACCACCGAGTAGCGAGTACCTAGTCACTAGTAACGAGTACCTAGTCACTTGCAGGTCGTAACCATAACCAACCGCGTGCCACGCTGCGCGTGTTACAGGTCTGAAAATCGTGCGTCAATAGGCAAAATGACCGGGGTTCGATCCTAGCCCTGCACTTCGGGCAGATTGTTCCAATGTTCCAAGATCATAGCCGTGAAGCCAATGTTGTCTTTCCGAACATGAATCCGCTTGGTGCCGTTTCTGTGGGCCTCAATCGCCTTCTTGATCCCCTGCACTTGACCTACCGTGTAGCAGCGCGGGGTCCGGGCAAACGGGTCTGCCGGGATAACGCCCAACCGCTCCCACTGAATGATCGTTTCTCGGCTCACATCGAGCAAGAACGCTGCCTCCGATACCGTGTAGCAGTTCCGCTCAACGCTATCTGCACCAACCAACCGACCACTACCCCCGTCCTCCGATACCTCCTTCACCGACTTGCGTGACCTCTTGGAGTTCAACAAGACCTTCTCCCGGTAGTTTGGGTCGTTCAGATACCGATCCTTTCGCCGCTGCGACAACTTCTCTCGGTTCTCTGCATACCACTTCGCAAAGTATTCGTTCGACATCCCTTCCTCCTAAATCGATCCAATCTCTTTGTAAAAACCAAGTCTGCGCTTGTAACTGTTCATCAGCCGCGTCACGTTCTCGTCCACCACATCGACCACAATCGGATGCGGCTTCCCCTCACAAGAGCCTGCCCTCCACGGGCAAAGGTGCTTGCATTTCGTTTCGCTAGGCTTGCAATGCCGACGCACCCGGCCAACTGCCTGTTCTGCGTCTCCAAGCGGAGTGACTAGCACCAACACATCAATCGCAGGAATGTCCAAGCCTTCCTCGATCATCTGCTTAGTCGCCAAGACAACATTCGCTCGCTCTGCCTGCTTCAGATCGGCTTCCGTGCGCGTGCGCTTGCGAGGTTGGCCTTTGGCATCAACGCCCCCGACATACCACTCGCCCGTGTAACAGTCGATCACAGGCTCAAACGGCAGATCCATGCGCAACAGGACGCTTGCCAACTCCCGCTCTAGCACCTTCAAGTGACCTAGCCGCTCGCTGACGACCATCACCTTCCGGCCCTTTGCAACTGCCTGCGCAACCTCGTCGGCAATCATCTTGTTTCGCAGCGGGTTCTCCACCAACTGCGTCACGATCTGCGTGTGGTTCAACTTGTCCTCCGAGATCATTCGACCCCGGACGCGCACAGGATTCATGTGGATCTGTGTCCGTAACCGCTTCAGACTTGGAACGATTGCATTGGTTTTGGCCGAGTAAAGGATCTCGCCTATGTGGTAGTAGAAGGCATCTTCTGCACCATCCTTGCGGCGCGGAGTAGCAGTCAACCCAAGTCGATACCGGGCGTTGAACCGAGGCATAATGTCCGACCACGACTGCGCTCCTACCCGGTGGCACTCGTCGCTGACGACAAGGCCGAACGCATCGTAGATCGCATCGGGGTACTTGCTCCCGCTCTGATCGTCTCGCGCAATTGATTGCAGCATCCCAATCACGAAGTCGCAACCCTCATAGTCGCAAACATCCTGTCTTATGGTGCCAATCTTCGCGTCCGGGAAGAAGTCCTCAATCCGTTCCCGCCACTGACGCATAAAGAACTCCTTGTGGACTAGGATTAGCGTGCGCTTGCCTACCCGACGAGCGAACTCCAAGGCCACATTCGTCTTGCCGAATCCACAGCCTGCCCGGAGAATGAAGCCTCCCCACGGGTTCTCCTCCGTGTACCGCACCATTGTCTCAAGCGCGGCTCCCTGCTCCGCATACGGCCCCTCGAAACGCATCTTCGTTCCGAACTTCGCCATAGGCATACCGTCTGCCGTCATGCAGATTTCCTCATGCGCTGCGGTCCGGTTCTGCGCGTAGAAACCCCTCGGCATACCGAACCAACGCTCGTCCTCCTTGTAGAGCAGAATCGGCATAGGAGGTTCAGTCGCAAACTCCGCGTGGACAGTCGGAGTGATCGTCAACCGCTCACGGAGATTGCGAAGATGATGCTGATCCAACTCGCGCTTGTCTAACCATACTCGACCATCAACCTTGACGCGCACTTGCTTACTCCATGAAGGGCTTTGTCAAGATAATGCACCTTTGGCCGTGTGTCAACGATTGCACGATAGTCAACCCAAAAACGCAAAGAACCGCAGGCTCGCGCCCACGGCTCCCCGGTTCGGCCTATGGCCTAGTAGTCCAAGTCGTCGTCTACGGGCTTCACACGGTCGCCCACAAGACGCTTCAGTGCGTCAAACGGCTTCGGATCAAAGACCTTGGCGTAGTCGAACGGCTTGAAATCAACCTCGCCCTGTGCGCCTAGACCCGCAAGGTAGGCTGCGTATTCGGCGGGCTTGACCTTCTCGACAAACTCCCACTCGTCGCCCACGGACTCGACCTTTGCGCCCGAACGGTACACATCCCAAACCGTTCCCGCGAGGCTGTCGCCGTGTTTCCCCGCAAGGCGGCGCAACTTCTGAAGCACGCCCGGCTTATCCTTGCCGCCACGCTTGGCCCCAAGGAGGCTCTTCTGAAACTGATACAGTTTGCCCGTCTTGCCCGTGAACCCCGACAACTTCACCGAACCGTCAGGTCGGCGCGTCACATCACCGCAGTCGATCACCGTGAAGTAGCCGACGAACGAAGGCCACATTTCGGCATCACACAACGGGCAACCCTTCCCATCGTCCATCCCGTTTTTCTTCAAGCAGGTGACATTATCTTTCGACTTATTCAAGGCGTAAAGACCGTGCTCGTAGAGGCTGAACGGGCTTCCGTCCACGAACATCACCCGCTTTGTGGCCGCAGCGGGCATCCAAAACTTGCGAGGACCATAATCCTTGCCCCCGCCGCTACCGCCGCCGTCACCCGCGCCGTCAAGTGGGTCGTCCCACCCTCCGCCGCCGAAACCGCCACCGAACGCACTTCCGAATCCACTCATGCTCTACCTCGCTTGTCCTTCACAGAGGACGATTTTGTTCACAAAAGCGTGAACCGTTTGACTATCCTACACGCCTTTGCGCGACTGTCAAGGCTCAACCGAACAACGCCAACACTTCCTCTTGCGAAAGGTCGGCAGGGTCGCGCCCGAAAGGGCAGTCAATGATCTTTGGTGCAATGCTGTAACGCCGCATAGCCTCAACGACATCTACCGCCATCTTTCGCCCGGCATCGTCGCCGTCTCCCATAACATAAACCGCGTCCGTTCGCTGCGCAATCAGTTGCGCCTGTCCTGCGGAAAGACTTGCACCAAGTATCGCAACCGGGTGCCTAACCCCGTGCCGCCACAGATTCAGCGCATCCGTAGTGCCTTCCGTAACCACGATAGGCTCTCCCTTCACATGGCGATCAATCCCAAACAGGCTCGTTCGTCGCCACGGCCCCGAATGGTGCTTGTATTTTGCGTAGTTGACCTTGCAGCCTTCGCAGAACTTATGCTCCGAAATCATCTCACCGCACCGATAGCAATGAGGCTTATCCCAATAGGTCCTCGCCGTGTAGCCTACCAACGAACCGTCAACTGCCCGGATAGGATGAACCCAACGCCTATCCTTCTCATTGTGGCCTAGCCGCCATTCCTTGTGAACCTCCGCAAACCCACGCTTTACCGCGTAGGCAGGAATAGGTGCCGCAATCCAACGCTCCACTAGGTCGTTGTCGGGAGGCTCATACTCCACCTTCTCTTTCACACGGCTGCTGTACGATACCTCCGGCAGAAGGCTCCCCTGAAAGATCTGCTTTCGGATAGTCGGCCCCTCAAACGAGAACCGACCCCCCATAGAATAGTCTAGGTGCCGAACAGGTGGACGCTCCACTTCTTCGATTTCCCAACCATGCGATAAGATAGATGCCCGGTCCTCGTATGGTGCGCCCAATGCCGCCATACGCCACACCATCTTCGGCAGCGGCCCACCTTCGCCACAAGCCAAACACTTGTAGGAGTAGTAGCCCTTCCGACCTTCCATAACCACGAACGAAGGATTGCTGTCCGAACCCTTGCTGTGCGTCCACCGGGCAAACGGGCAGGTCGCTTCCAACTTGCCGCCACGCCAACCACGCATCTCCGACCCGTAAAGCCGAAGCAACTGCTCCACTTCTAACTTGCGAGACATAGGGCTAAAATGGTGCAGAGTAGTCGTCGTCGTCAACGACACCGCTGCTACTTGTGTTGAAATCATCCTTGTAGACCTGCTTTCTTGACCCGTCCGAAACGATCTCACCGAACCGCATTGCGTCGAAATCCCAATGCACCTCAATCGGGGTGCCGTCATGCGACCCGCGCCGCAACTTGCCCACATGGAACTTCAGCCTACGGTCAGCCTTCATGTCGCTGTCCTGCTCCATGATAAAGACCGCGTGAGCATCCCAAAGCAACTGATCCGACAAGGCAATCGCGCTTGTATCGTAGCCACCGCCCTGTTTCTTGTCTTTCGTTGCCTGCCGGGACAACTGATGAAAGGCCACGAACGGAATACGGTGCCGCTTCGCAGACTGACGGATCCAATCCACAGCCCGCTGCGTCCGTTCCATCTTATCGCCCTTGGTGCGGATCATGTAGATACTGTCTACCGCAACTAGGTCGGGCTTCACCGCCGTTATCGCAGCGTCAATCCCGTTCGGAGTCAGATCGTCTGCGCTGTCCATAACATAAATCCCGTCCTTCCCGGATAGGCTCTCTATGGTGTCAAACAACTTCTTCTCGGAGAACCCGTCCAACTTGCCGCGCATAATCCCGCCCGCCGAAACATTCGCCTGCACGATAAAGAACCGCTCTGCGATCTCGGACTTGCTCATCTCCGGCGACACGATCAGAACTCGCTTGCCCGCACGCCAAGTATCACGCGCAATCAGGGTCGCTACCTGCGTCTTGCCAACGCCCGGACGGGCCACAAAGTAGGTTGCCGTAGACGGCCACAAGCCCATCGTCAGGTCAGTCATGCTAGGCCACGGGAGCGGTATCCCCGTGTAGCCGTCCTTGACCTTTAGGTATGCCTCCTTGACGCTATCCCCAAGGTCGAAAATCTTGCTCGGAATGCTGCCTTTCGATGCGCCAACCTCGCTCCCCGCAAAGTCACGCAACAACTCTAACGCCGCGTCCGGGTTGTTTTGGTGCAACTTGTCGGTGGCCTGTGAGATCGCTTCGGCAATCCGACGATACGACTTCCGCTTCAAGACTTCTTGCACCACAAAGGACGACGCAATGTCTCGGTACAGGCTCTCGTCCAACTCCAACCCGCACACCCCGGCCACAGCCGAAAGGCCGCTCGGAGCGTTATGGTCAACCGCGTGCTGCACGATAAAGTTGTACGCCTTACGGTGACGTGGATCGTCAAACTCCGCTGCGTCGAACCCGGTCATTTGCAGCCTCTCGACAACCGATAGATCGGTCGCCGCGAAGTAGATAACGGCTACTTCAATGTCCATTAGAACCGCCTATTTAGGATAGCAGAGAACCGATCTCTTGCTTCGCCTTCTCCCGTAGATCCTCGCCCAACAACCGGACAGGATAGATGCATTCTTTGAGGCTGTGCATCGTAGACGCTTTCAACTCGTCCTCCAATGCCTTCAGCGTCATGTTCGTCGTGATAAAGGTCACGCGCTTGTTTGCGTTGCGGTGGCGGATCAACTCGTCCAACACCCTAGCACCAAAGCCCGTGCTGTCCTGTACGCCTTTTCCAAGGTCGTCAATCAACAGAACATCAACCGACTTCGCCCGGTCCCATAGCGTCTGTTCCTCGTCAAACGCTTCGTTGTGGATGATTGCACCCTTCAACTCCGCGCTCTCCAAGAACATCAGCGAGTGACCACGCCTGCGGTACTCCTTGCCTAGCACCACCGCTAGGCTCGTCTTGCCAATCCCGTTCGCGCCCCAAAGCAGAAGCCCAACGCCCCGTTCGTGCATCTGCGCGAACTCCTTTAGGTACTTCTCGGCAACGCCCCGGACCTGCTCTTGCACGCCCGCTAGGTTCACCGTCCAATACCGCATCGGAACACGCGCACGCAACAAGTCGTCCTGCGTCAACTCACGACGAAACGGCTGTGTTTCACCATCCTGCATCGGGCGATCCATCGTCATCGGTGTATTCGTCACTATTCTTGGCGGCTACCTGCCGCTTACCAACTTGGACGGATCCGAAGATCTCGTTCCGCATAGCCCAAAACAACCCAAAGGTTGGTGCGCCATTCAGCCGTCCACGGCTTCTCTTTACCAACTTATCCCAATCTTGGCAATAGGACTTTACAGCCTTCTCAACCAAGTCGGCTCCGTAGTCCTCAAGCAGACGCTTCGCTAACGCCTTCTCCTTCACCGTCCACCTAGAAACGACAAAGGCAGGTCCATACAGTTCTTGCAGCCCGGCCTTGAACCATGCTTCGACCTGCGTGGCCGTTACAGGCTTGGCCTTTGGTGCAGACGGCTCAAGAACCAACGGCTGCGCAACTGATTGCGTAGCCTTTCGCTCCTCGCGCTTGACCTCGACTTCGGCCCTAACCTGCCGGGTTGCTTCCGCTTGGGCCGCGACCTTCTGCATCAATGCCGCCAACTTGACTCTGCTCATGCGTTCGCTCCACCGTGAAGCCATCGTGCCAA